GGAAATCTGATTTCGATTTTTTTATTTTGCTTTATACAGATAGGGGGATATGAAAAATTTCAAATTAATTTTTTACTTGATTTTGCGCCGTAAAAATCACAGCCTTAGCCACATATTCGGCTTGTAGTGCCGTCTGAACGCAATAAATCGGGGCTTGCGCCGTTTACAAATATCAAGTTCCAATCAATGCCGTTAATTGTAAACATAATGCACCTCACAATGGTAGGAGCATTTCTGCCCCTACCTCTAAAAATCAAATCTTAGTCATAAGCACTGACATTTTGCTTTTTAACATTGTGCGTTCCTCAGGTGTCATGTCGGTTAAAAGCTCTGTCATATCAGTACTCAACTCCCTCATGTACTCGTCAAGTGACTGCATTTTTGCGTCCTTGTCCTGCTGAGTGTTTGCCTTGTGCTGTTCCTTAGCCTCCATGTAATGCTTGCGGCTTATACCACTTCTGCCCTCACGCATATCACGTTCCATAGAACTGCCACTTCTCGGCTGGTCAATCATTCCCATGCGGTCTGACATGTCGGTGTAATACATTCTGCCCCGGCTCAATCTGTCCATGTCTCTCATACGCTCTATGCTGTCATAATCTATATCTGTCATATCGCCCGGGTATCTGTGCCAGTATGGCGGATCCTCATAGCCACGTCTGCCGACATAGGTTCCTTTACCTTTTGGTGCATATCTGCCGGTTGTCTTGTAGCGATACTCGTCATAGAAGCGTCTGCCATCCTCTTCACCATATTCAGTTTTGAGTATTCTGAGAAGCTCTTTGTTGTACTCTTCTTCCTCTTCATCAGCCTTCTTCATCGACTTGACAATAACCGCGCGATATTCCGCTTCGCATAAATCCTTAATCATATCAACGGCTTCGGACATTTCCTCAACATTTACGTTTTCAATGCCTTTGTCAAGTTCGGACAGTGTCTTTTCGGTAAGGCACTCAATCATTCTATGTATTCTCTCAATATGCATAATATCAAGCCTCCCTTACTGCTATCAAGTTGCTGTTCTGAACCTCAATAGCCTGTGCCGATGTATTCTGCACCGCTACTGTACTGCAACAGCCACAAGGTACATCCACGTAGGCTTGTGCAGAGACGTTAAACATATTCGAAACGGCTGCCGGAGTGACTATCATTTTTGTTGACTGCAAAGGCTCTCCGTCAACCGCGATTGCAAGCGAAATCTCTCCAACTGTACCGCCTGTAGGTATCTGAATATTGCCGCTATAAGATACTAAAAATCTAGCCTTGCACTGATTTGTAATACCTCTTAACTTGATAATTCCACTTCCCTGTCTGTGGACTATACATTTGCTACCGCATACCGGTGTTTCTGTAAATGCAACATCTTCTCCGGCGGCAACTGTTTGTAATGCGATTCCTGTTATTTCCATTATCTTTACCTCTATTTCATAAAAATAAGGGCAAACCATACAAGTCTGCCCCATGCTCCCGACATCAATGTCGGTACCAACGTAATACTGCTTAGCAGACATAATCTTTCGAGTTTTCTTTCGAGTGAAACTCGATACTTAACTCGATTAAACCGATTTAAACCAAGAATTAAACCGAGCAAATTTGATTAAGATACTTGATTATTTAATTGTTTAGCAGCCGCATCCTGTATTGCAACCACATCCATAAGCATAAGCATTAGGATTAGGCACAACATAGGCTGGAATAGCTGTAGGATTTACAGCATTGATAATCTGCTGTGTCTGTGCTGACATTGCAGTAGTGAGCAACGCTGACTGTCTATCCTGTGAAGCTGCTCTGCGAAGGTCGTTATTCTCTGCCTGTAAGCTAGAGATTTTTTCATTGCAGAGATAATCAAGAATAGCCCTCGTTCCTGCCTGCTGACTGTCAATGATGTCTCTTGTGTTGCTATTCATGGTGTTCTGTAAAGCACAAGTGTTAGTAGCCATGTTGTAGTTTACACCCTGGATAGCTTCTCTTGTTTCACAGCAACAGTTAGCAAGCTGTGACTGTAAAGCATTGGTATTCTGCATATTAGCGACTGTATCAGCGTTAATAGCCTGCTGTATGCCATAGCCGGTCTGCATGATATTTGTGTTAATGCCGTTAAACCCTGTAAGCATACTGTTATTCATAGCGTAGAAGCCATCACATAAGCCGTTTGATAATCCGTCAAGCTTTGAGATAACCGCCTGATTATCAAATCCGCGCTGAATATCTGCTTGCGTAGCGTAGCCCTGCATAGCACCGCCACCATTGTTGCCCCAGCCGCCGAAGCCACCGCCCCAGCCACCGAAAATCGCAAAGATAACAACTATAAACCAAAGCCATCCGCCGTCAGCTCCCCAGCCATTGTTATTGTTTCCGTCGATATTGGCGACTAACGGAACCGATGCACAATTTGAGTTGAACATATTTTGTCCTCCTGTTTAATTTATTCATAAAGAGGTTCCCGGGTTTCCCTCTAATATGCTATATTCCAAATCCGCTTTTAATTTGCTTTATAATGTCATCGGGGTTTAACCCTTTTTCTTGACACAAATTCCTAGCCATTTGCTCTATGCCTTTGGTATCTCCTCTTTGTGCCATTTGCATGGCATTTTTCGCCATAGGATTACTCATAATCTGACTATTCCCCATCATCTGCTGTAAGAACTGCTGCGGATTGCCGCCACGCATCATTTGAATTAACTGCATTGGGTTCATCATGCCTCGTCACTCTCCTTTTTGCTTTGCGATTGTGAAGTTTTTCTTTGCGTTCCTAAAGCTACCTTGTTTTCCAACTGCTCAATCTTGGCTGATAAGTCATCAAAGCGTTGCATAATACCCGCTGTGGCTTGCTCTGATAGGTCAATTTTGAGTTTTTCCGTATCAAGTGAAGTATTTACCGCTTGCACAGATTTATTGTCTATTTGGGGCTTATACACAATCGTCTTAATCGTTCCGTCAGCGTTCCAGCCCTTAACATAAATTTCCGACAAGTCCTGCTTTGGGAAAAACGCCATACTGCCATCCATAGGGACCTCGTTGGCGTTGATGTTTTCGACCACTTGCACAATACGTCCATTAAGCCCTATTGCCTGCTGATTTTGCATTGCCGGATATTGCTCTTGTGGCTGAAACCTCTGTTGCTGTATCTGTTGATATGGTGCATAATTGCCGTACTGCTGTGGATAAAACCCCTGTGGGTTATACACGTTGTTCATATATTGAGGACTGTTTAACTGCATCTTCTTGGTCTACCTCCTCCATTGCTTCATCAATCGCACTAATGACAAGGGATACCGTCATCAGGTCAAGCTGTTGTATTTCTTTCTTTGCAAAAAGCTTTTCTTTCACTTTGTCCGACAGCATCTGTTATCCCTCCTTTTGTTTATATTTTGACATAAAAAAAGTCGCTCAAAGCGACAGCTCGGCGACATAAAAGCGACAAATATTTTATTTTCCTTTTTGAAAAAACGCGATAAATACGGCATTAGCACTAGCATACTGCCATAGGCACCGCATACAGTAAGTGCTAAAAACTCTTTAACTGTATCTCAATGTTTCCGTTGACAATGATTATCTTGTCAATTATAGTTTTAAGTATCATATTTTTTTGTTTCTTGTCGATGCTGTCCCAAACATCGGCAAGTTTTTTTATTTCATCATAAACGATAGCATTCTTCTGTTTTGCCGAAAAATTCTTCCGTTCTCCTGCAATGTTATCCTTAATCGCAGATATATTCCCTTCAAGCTCCTTAATCATACTCAGTACTGTGTCATTCCCATCAGCATACAAGCCATACAGCCTTTTCAATTTTGTCTGCTCCTTGTCAAGCTGTGACTGCATAATATCAAGCTTTGTTTCCTTTTCTTTAGGCTTGTACGATGATAAGTCAAGCGATATTTTGAGTATTTCTCTCTCAACTTGCTCCTCTATATCGTCCGCCCATTCAAGTGAATTGCTGCAGTCCGGGTTGTGGTTTGGCAAATAAGACATAGCCTTATTTCTTGACATGCAATATATCTTGTGCTTTCCATGTGTCCACTTCTGATACCGCATAGCGCATCCACACACGCCGCAGTAACACAGCCCTGTCAATAAGTTCGGCTCAGTTATACAGCTTGCCTTATTAAGACTTCGGGATTTTCTCAACTGTTGCGCAAGTTCAAACAATTCTTTGTCAAAAATAGGCTCATGTAAACCTTGATAAATTCTGCCTTTGTATGGTATCATTCCGATATTTACTTCGCTTGTTAAAACTTTTCTCACTACAGATTCCAATTTAAAACCGCAAATTTCTTTAATTCTTGCATCTGAATAGCCGGATATGAACAATTCAAGGCCTTTTCTTGCTTGCTCCGCTCGTTCTGGGATAGGTATTAATATACCTTGGTCTTTGCTGTAAGAATAGCAATAAGGAGTATTACCGCCACCCGGCCAGTAGCCTTGTTTTACTCTTTCCAACATGCCACCACGCATACGCAACATCATTGTATTCTTATCAAGCTGTGCAAAAACCGCCATCATTTGTGTATAGGCCTGCTCCATTGGGCTATCATAGCTTACGCTATCATGCACACACTTAAACTGTACGCCGTTCGGTTGGAATATCTTCTCAATCATATATAGACCGTCAATCATATTCCTTGATAATCTGTCGAGTTTAAAAGCCACCACACAAGATATCCTCTTGTGCTTGCAGTCAGCAACAAGCCTTTGAAGCTCAGGGCGGTTCATATTTGCCCCGGTGTAGCCATCGTCAACATACCAATCTGTCACAATCAGTTCGTTCTTGGAGCAGTAGTCGAGAATATCTCTTTTTTGGCTTTCTAGTCCGTTGCCTTCTTCGACTTGCTTCTCTGTTGATACTCTCATGTACACAACACATTCCATCGTTTAACCTCCTCTTACTAAAAAGAATGTGCCGTACTTATCGCGTTACGGCACATTCTACTCCCATGCTTACTGATTGTCAATTATTGATGTAATCAGTTCTTTTGTCTTGTCCGGCAATTTGATTTCACCTGCCTTGACTTCCTTGCCATTCTGTGTCACAATCACCATGATTACCCCTCCAATCTGCTGATTTTCGACATTATTTTGCTTATTCTTCTATTAACAGTTCGATTGCACACAGATATTTGCTGAGCAATCTCTGTAATGGTTTTCCCTTTAGCTAGAAGTTCAAACACTTCTAGCTCTTCCTCTGTAAAATTGGCGTTGTTGCTAATACGTTCAAGCTCTGGCTTAGTCAGCTTTGACAGCTTCATAAGCCGTTATTCCTCCTATTCTCCCTCTTCTCTTCGCCAGTTAAAGTCCAAGCCACACTCTTCACGCATGGTCTGTCTCATGTCCGCCCAACTCACATCGTCATCAGCAAGGCATTCTGCCTTGGTATTAAACCTATCTATAAATCGGTTTAATCTTGAACGCCCGAAGTCGAACTCATCTCGGAGCGTAACTGCCGAAAGTAAGCATATCGAATCAATAACATTATTCTTGATTCGCTTGGTACACGCTTCTAATTCTTCATGCGATACTTCAAGCGGAATAAACTCGGCGTTCCTCTGCTTCAACTCCTTAACTGCTTCATCAATGCCATATCGTTGCGCGATATCTAATATCCACGCCGCACCCGACATTCTATATTCATGTATCTTCTTGTCACTCTTAGCCATTGTCTGTCACTCCTCACATTCTTTCGCATTCCAGCTCATCAACACTCACACTAAAGTATGTTGCTATCTTATCTAACGTATGCGGTCTAGGGTATGCCTTGCGACATAAATACTTGCTCACCTGTGCCTGAGACAAGCCCAAATCACTGGCAAGTTTAAACTGCGACACCTTTTGCCTCGCCATAAGCACCCGGAGATTATCAGCGAACCTCGTCATATTTTACTCCGTTTCCGGCTACTACATTTAGCCCATCTCTGTAGCCCTCTTCGTATGCTTCAATGATTGCGTTGTTTTTGCTTGCCCCCACTATCAGGAATGTTGCCATAGCTGATAATATCGTGCCGGTCAAAAAAGCTATTGTCGTTGCCATCAATAGTTATACCCCCTCCATTTGATTTTACACTTTTCACACAATGACGATGTATCGCAAGGCGGAACTTTGCCACATACGATGCACAAACCCTGTGTCTTAAGCCTTTCACGCCTTTTCATTGCAGTACTTGCCCTTTCACGACCACATATTTCACATGTTGCTTTCTTTGGGCGTGCCTTCCGTATCTTGCATATTGTACACATGCCTGCTTTTCTTGCCATCTTTCGTGCATATTTAGCTGTTTCATTGCTCAATTTCAAGCACTTTTCACATTTTGCAAATTTGTAATCTTCCGGCAGTTTAACTCCACAGTATGTGCATTCGTGGTTCGCCTTGCGTCTTTCATAAACTGCATTACCTGGCATCTATCATTGCTCCCTTCTGAATTGTTTTTCTTTCCAGTTCCTTGAATTGCTCGTCCGTGTACCCTCTTTGTGAGAAGCGGTTAAACGTGTTCTTAGTCCTTGGTGTTGAGCTTTGGGTTATGCTCATATCTGCCATCTTAGCCGGGTCATCTGTGTAGGCTCCGTTAGGCTTAACGCCTATCTGTGATTTCTCTTCCGTGTATAGTGTAGGCTTATATCTGTCCTTAGGTATGGTGTTATGTAGCCGCCAATGCTTAATTACAATGACATTAGAGTTAGGGAATGTCAGAATATACCGCTTGTCAATTAACATCTGCAAGTCCTCACTTGACGCTTGACATTCCCTTGCAATCCTCTTAGGTGCATCCACGAAGCCGTCATCATCTGCTCTCATGCACAAGTGGAAGAACAAACCCTGCGCCGATATTGGCATATCAAGGAACGCATCCGAATCTATTAACTTTTTACTGAACATTCTCTTGTCTGCCATCACTTAATCTCCTTTTTCGTTTGATTTTATTCCTTTGATACAGTGCTCAAATAGTCCATATACCCCATAGACTGATTAAGAACATACACCGATACAGCATTTGTAAGTCTTTCAATAAGTTCTCCACTATCTTTGTTTAAATTGTAAGCATTTCTTACAACTTCGCCAATCTGCGTATACTGTGCTTTGCCTTGACTATTTATCCAAGCTGTCAAGTCCATAACAGATTTATTCGCAATCTTCTTACCTAAAAAGTCTGTTAATTCAAATTGTCCGTCCTGTGTCATAAATCTACCAAAATGAAACCTAGGTTTTATGCGCGCATCCTATTCCTTTCTTTGATTTTTAGTTAATTGAATTTTTTATACGCTTTTTAGCTGCTTCAAATACCTTATCGTGAATGTAGGTCTTAATATCGTTATAGCAATCACCACATATTTCATTTATCACTGTCTTTTTATCAACATTTGAATAGCCTCTTTTTGCGTAATCATCAGTGTAAATATCAAAGCCATTTATTTCATAACAATCACTACAAAATTTGCCACAAACATCACATCTGTATGCTTTACTCATTCTGAATCACTCGCTTTCTTTTCTTCTAAAATCCTCGCAAGGTATATCAAGCAAACAGCCGCATTTTTCAATTTCTGTCACTCCCCAATATGTCTTGTATCTGTAAGAGTTTTGGCATTTAAAACAGAAATCCTTGCCATTGTTCAGCTTACAGCTTGTCTTTTTATCTTCTAACTTTTTCCCGATACTCTCGTTTATCCTTTTGAGTTCCTCGACCTTTTTCTGCGATTCCTCAAAATCTTCAATGAGTTTATTGTATTTCTTCTTGCTTAAAATCTTCACTCTAAATCGCCTACTTTCAAACAATCACTTACAAGCATATCTGCCTTGATTAGCTCATAAATAATATCAAGATATGTCCTGCAGTCTCTATATCTGCAATTTGCGTCTTTATGTATTCTTGGGTCGTTATTTCTCCAATCATTAACATCAAAACACACATTGCTCACAAAAAGCATTTTCACGCCTCTTGCAACACAAAGGTAATAGCAACCACACTTACCATATTCTCCCTTACATTTTTTAAATCCGAATTTTTCAAACTCTTTGGCTTTAACTTTCGGAATTAGCATCGTTTTCACCTACTTTCTTATCATCAACAATCTTGATTTTCCTGCCACAAGCATTGCAGTAAATATCAATACCTGTCGCACAGCTAAGCCTTATTTTTCCGCACTCTGTAGTAAAAAACGGAAGCCCCATGGGTGTATGATTAACATGCCATTCACAATGCTTATTCTCTTCTTCCTCTGTAATTTCAATGGCAAAATCAAGTATTTGGTCGTATTCTGCATAGTTGTTTTCTTTGTATGTTTTCTGTAAATCTCTTAGTTTTTCTGCGATTACACCCATTACTCTTCACCGGCTTTCATAAATACAATCCAATGCGTTTCTGCTCTTTTGTTCCCGAATATAGGCTTGCTGCTAAAACATTTTAAAACTTCCGATAATTTTATTTGCTGTTCGTTCCATTTAAAAATCAATGTTCCACATGGTTTCAGAACTCTCATGCATTCATCGAATCCTTGCCTTAAATCCTGTGGCCAAGTATCAGATAACTTTCCGTACTTCTTGGCCAACCAAGATTTTTCACCAACTTTTAACAAATGCGGTGGGTCAAACACAACCATTGAAAATGTATTATCGTCAAATGGAATGTCCCGAAAATCTGCTACTATATCCGGCTTTATTTTTAATTTACGGCCATCACAAAGAGTATCTTCTAGCTCTCTGCAATCCATAAAGCATACATTAGGATTTTCTTTATCAAAATAAAACATCTTACTCCCACAGCAAACATCTAATATAGGCTTATTCAATCACTTTCACCCACTTTCAACAAATCCATAAACTTCTCATACTGCTTCTGTGATACTTTGTTGCGCTTCTTATCGTCTCTAATTTCGATTTTAAGGTGTTTTTCTGCGATAGACGATAATTCCCTCGCTAACACCTTTTTACCTTGCTGTATGCCCTCACGATAACCTTTAGCTGGGCGGTAATCATCTATCTGTGCCTTGCCCTCACCTTGTGAACCGCTAGTCTTGTTACGGAGCTGATAGCCGTTGTCGGCATAAGCCTTAATGTAGTGCTGTTCCCACTTGTCAAGCTCATTCTGTGGGTAATGCAAGAATCCTATCTTCCACCCATAAGGGTTCTCGCTAAAATCATATAAACCATGTTTTTTCATGCTGAGGTCTATATGTTGAAACCCAACAAGATGTTGTGCCAGTCTGGTCAAGATATGTACTGCCTGTCCGATGTAAGCGTACTTGAAGCAATTCTCGTCAACCCTTGTCAAGAAATAGATGCCGCTCTTCTCGTCAAGCTTGGGATTGACCTTTAACAGTCTTTCTTTATTCCTTCTCTCAATAGCCTTTGCTTGGGCTATGTTATAATAATTCAATCACTATCACCATCCTTCAACTTCTCTGCGATTTTTTAGATTGTGGCATATTCAAGAACTCCTTCTCTATCGGCTTTGTCGACAGCCGCCAAGAAGTTATTAATGCCCTTCTCGTAGCCGTCCAAAAATCCGCCAAGTCTGCTAATAGGTACTTTGACGCCATCCTCTCCTGTCAGTTCTGTGTATCTTGCCATCTCATAATTAAGGCTCAATTCCTTTATCTCCTATCTATTCTGCTTTTAATCTTGTCCAGTTGACGTTTCAATTTGCCATCATATATCTCAACTTCGTAACCTGATAAATAAGAAACAATATCACTTGCTCTCTTGTTGCTCTGCGTGATGCAAACCGGTACTCCGTCAACTGAAATCACCGTCTTGTATGTGCTGTTGTACTGCTTAACCCTTGTCTGCGTTATATTCATGGCTCATCGCTCCAATCTAATAATCTTTCATTCCTAGCCTTCTATTGACTGTGTTTTTTCCACACTTTAACTCATTGGCAATTTGTTTAATAGTAAGTCCTTTTCTTCTTAAAACAAGCACCTTTTCTCTCGTAACATCTTTGCGTGAAATAATGTCTTTCATTCTGTTGCCATAATCTCTCATATAGTCTTTAGAGATATATTGAACAATATTGTGCTCCTTTGTGTGCAAATCTTTTCTGATGACTTGAAGATTTGAAATATCATTATTGAATTTGTTTTTGTCAATGTGATGTACGCTGATATTTGAGCCAAAATCAAATCCAACCATATATTTCCCTATTATCCTATGAATAGAGATTTTGTCGTGTTTCAAAGAAATTTCTGCATACCCTCTGTAGTTATAAATTTTATAAGTATTTTTTGGTACAATATTTCTTCTGTTACATTCTTCTATAATTGCTTTTTCTAAAACGGAATAATCTACAATACAACTGCATTCGTTTACAAATTCCATATTTCTACACTTCCTCAAAATCTAATCTTTGACCGCAATCATCGCAATATTTCACAGGTATTTCGCCCTCTTCTAATATTGATTTTATGTGCGGTTCAGGTCCTATGAATCTTCCACAAGGACAATAGTAATCCATATACTCCCATCCCATTCCACTTCTTAACTTTCTCACAGGTTTCATTGGTATCTGCTTTTCAAGTGCCTGTATTGCCATTTCGTTAGCCTTGTAATCATCTTCCGTAAATTTATGTTCGGTGTTCTTGTCCTCAATCTGCATAAACAATCGCATATTTTTCAGTTTTTCTATTGCTTCGCTCTCTGTCACGAAACCACCTTCTTACTCTTGTTAATCCTTGTAGTCTTACGCTTCTTCTTACTCCCTACATATCTGCTGCCGCCTGTCGGCTTGCCATAAATAAATGCACTCATGTTACCATTCTTAGACTTCATCTTCTCTACCTCCCAGTGCTTCAATCGCCATGTTAATAGCTTCAATCGTTTTTTTGTTTGTGCCTACGAACTCATGCTTTGATGCATCAGATAAATTTAATTCCTCAAATATCTCTATCGACTTGGACACTACCCTCTGTTCCCTATGCAAATACTCTATTGCCTCGTTAACATTCATCAGATTCCCTCCCTTGATTTGAATTTCTTTCTCTTTTATGCTTTCCGTTGTCGTACACCGTACATTCATTACCTCCCGGACACGGTCTTCTGTGCCCGGTTATCAATATGTACTGGCAGAACCTGTCGCCACCCTCACCACTTATGCGACAACTGTATTTGCAACTACTGCACTTCTTTTGTTTTGCCATGCTGTCTCATCTCCTTAGTTGAACGGTAAACCTGTATCTTCTACACCCAATGGCAAACTCATGAAGCCGTCACTTGCCATTGCCGGGGCGGACATATTTGAAGCCGGCTGGCTTGGGCTGCTGCCGTTAGCATTCTTACTCTCTGCAAACTCGCATTCCTCAACCACGACATCCGTGGTGTACACCTTATTGCCATCTTTATTAGTATAACTACCAGTCTGTATACGTCCGACAACTGCTATCTTAGTTCCCTGATGTAGATAGCGTTCAACAAACTCCGCCGTATTGCCAAATGCCGTACAGTTTATGAAATCCGCTGTCTGCTGTTCACCCTCCTTCTTATATTTTCTGTCAACCGCAAGTGTGAATTTTGCGGTTGTAATATTTGTCGCTACGCTTACCCTTATCTCCGGGTCACGGGTCAATCTGCCCATTAGAATAACCTTATTCATCTGCTTTTCCTCACTTTCTTCTACTTCTGCGTTGTCTACCGGAAGTGCTAAAAATTCGTCAAATTCACATTCCTTTCTATCGCAACTCCAAACTGAGCACCACCTATTTTCTTTCTCACACCAAAACATCACTAAGCCTTTCAAATCTGTATTCTGAATGTGGCGTATCATGCATTTTGTATTTCCTCCGGCTTATCAATTTTCACAAATTCTATCACGAAAACGCAAGGATTCGCTTCCCATCCGTAGCGGTCAAGATCGGATTTCTTGATGGTGGAGTTCCATAAATCTTCAAATTGTCCTCTTGCGGTACAGGCTCCGGTAAGCAATCCACTATTACATCCTTCCGCTTGTGCCTGTACTTCTGTTATCTCCTGCAACCGCTCCACCTTCACATCTGTAACTTTAAGCCAGATGCGTGCGGCTTCTTTCGGCATGTGGATTGATGGTTTCCATTTCGTAACATCGGCTATATCATCTCTTTGCCAATCTTCGTAGTAATAGTATCCATTCGGAACCTTTTTCCATGTTTCCCGGACATAAAGTATATCGCCCGGCTGATACGATGGCTTCGCATACTGAATAGAACCGCCGTATTCATTAATGCCAAATCCAAAGCATCCCATCTCTTTCTTTTCTGTACTGTCGGCAACAAAACCAAGTGGGTATGTACACTTTCCATCCGGCTGCGGCTTTATCACGCGTCTGGTGCAAGTCTTCCGTCCGTCCAGAATCGCCCGAACCATCTCTGTATTAAACAATATTGGTTTTATACTCATTCGCCGTTCCTCCCTAATAACTCTGGATTGTCAAAAATGTTGCCACACACTTCAAAATATTCTTGGTCGGATTTGCTAATCAGTGTTATATCTTTGCCTCCTCTTTCCATAACGTAAAATCCATTTCCGTGCCATATAATTTTTATATAAGTCTCATCTTCTGGGTAATCTTCGTCTAGGTGCGCAACCATAATATCATTCTCCCAAATCAGCTTGCCGTTCCTGTCTTTTAAGCCTGTGCATCGGCAGATTGTATCTGGAATTACTTCGTGCATCACAATTATTCTTCCAATCTCATTCTTAACATTTACAACATTGCCCACAGGATGTATGTAATACTTTCCATTGGAAACAATAAGATTTCCAGTAACCCAAACATTGTTAAATTCTCCTTTTTCTTTTGGAGTTGTCTTAGCTTTATACAGATATCTATCTTCCATATTCTCTCCTATTCCACTTCTGATTGAAGCCATTCCATACAACTAGCTTCTCCCTCGTATTCTTCGCCGAATGTGTTCTTAAAAGTTACAAAAAACTCTGCCAACTCTTCATCCGACATATTCCTTATCCTGTCGGCATTGGTGATTACTTTGCGGTCTGGTATTCCACTCGTACACCCACCCAAGCTAGGAAATTCGATATGGTCCAAGCAGATATTTGCATTGTTGCACTCATCACACTTCATTCTGATTACCTCTCAATTCTTTCAGTTTCGCTTCGGCTTCTGTTTTCCCTAACTCTATTCCGGCGAGGCATCCACTTGCGTACGCTTCCTCGTAGCACATATCTATTGCTTTGTAAAATTCATCGCAAAATAATTCAGTAAGAGGGCATTCTGAACACTTGTAATTCTCGTGGTAGCATGTAGACTTTATATGAACACATTCTCTATGTCCTGTCGTGTCATCTTTTGCCGGTAACTTAACAAGTCTGCCCTGTTCCTCTAAGTCCTCATATTCTGTCAATTTCTGTAATACATTATGGCGGTTATCTTCCCACTTAACAGGTTCTCCACTAGGTGTAGCATATACGCCTGTTCCGTTAGCACTTCTTCTTGTTAATCTCTCCATTTCTATTCCTTTCTACCACACTGGGTAATAATTTCCTTTATCGTCCGCAACCCAATAACCTGTGCTCCAAGTATCAGTTAATGTGTCATATACTTTTCTGCCTTTAATCATTGTCAAAACTCCTATCTGTCATAATTTCAGCAAATCTCTTGGCAAGAATTTCTTTGATGTTCTTTTCTACAAAATCACCGATAGTTTTTTCAGTCCTATCTTTCACAAACTGTTCAAAAGAAACACCCTGTATCTTCCTGTCGCTACCCCAGCTTGAAGCAGATGTAAGTTTTTCAATTCTCTTGTCAACAATTTTTGTAATTTCTTCATCAAGATTTTTATAAATAGCTTTCTCTACATATTCGTCCATAGCAATCTTGACCTTTTCTTCAATTTCCTCACTGTTGAGAGATATATTTAAAATCATTTTTGGTTCAGATTTCTTCATTTCAATTCTCCTTTCTAAAACGGACACTCACTAGGATTCTGCAAGCACTTTAATTCATGTTCCATGTCTCGTATAAATCCATCAAAACAATATTTCATAAATCTTTCTACCCATGTTGTTTTCTTGTGTCTTAAACCGCAATATCCAAAATCATCATTTACACATTTGTAACAAAAATCAACATTGATATACTTTGTTGCTTCACTGTATAAAGAATACATTTCTTCAAAATTCTGTCTTTTTTGTACTTTGCGAGCTTTGGAAATATAATGTCTTAATGCGTTCTGTTCGGTCATATACTTTTCGCCTGAAATAATGTTTGTATATCTGCTCAAAACGGACATTCATCTCCTTTCCTTAAGACCCATTCCTTGCCACGCTCTGCAACATCCACATTCGCCCCATAAGCGACTTTCTTCATCTTCTCGATAAAGCTATCTCTATCAGAATTTTCACTTGATAAATGGCACATTATTACATTCTGCAAGCTGTCTGAATAATTCGCTTTAACAAAATCACAAGCTGTGTCAATACTTAAGTGACCTCTGAATACATGATTAGCTTTACTTTGGTTATCCCTATCAACTAAATCCTTGTCATAATTCACACCTAAGAGAATGTGGTTTATGTCTTTAAATTTCCATTTGACAACCTCACAATCGGTTATGTAAAGCATTCTCCCCATTTCCTTGTGAGTTATCAGAAAGCCGTATATCGGGCAAGGCTCGCCATTTGCATTGGTGTGTGTCCAATTTCCATCCAATGTCTGTAATGGAAACGGATAAATTGTGAATCCGCCATAATTCTTCTTGTTATAGTTTCTCTGGTAGGGTGCAAATACCGGTATTGACATTTTTTTAAAATTTTCTAGTGACTTGCTGTGGTCAAGGTGTTTATGGGTGCATAACACACCCACAACATCTTTGACATTCCAATTCAAGCCTTTTTTAATTTCCTTAATCGGTATTCCACAATCAAGGATAAGCGTTTCTCCACTGTCGGAAGTTAAGGTGTAGCAATTCCCTGTACTTCCTGTTGCAATACATTTAAATTTCATAAGCTACCTTGCCTTTTCTAGTGCGATTAATGAATTCCCACACGTAATCCTGTCTTCGTCCTCTTCCTTAGACGGAACAAAGACAATTACATCCCAACCATCATTAACAAGTGGCTGTTCAAACTGCTCATACACATCAAAGTCATGTACGATTTCATATCCTTCATCTACAGCTTCTACAGTTTCATGAATTGGCGTCATCTTTACGATGCATTTTTCTTTGTCAAAATACTTGTTCATTAAATCAACATCAAGGTTGCTCTTAGAAGTAACTGCAAAATTTAATGTATATTTTCTCTTCTTCGGCATCGGAAGTTCTTTGATAATGTCGCCAATTTCCTGCAATGATAATGATTTATTTCTGAACATTTCTTTTCTGTTATTTTCATCTAAAGTATTAATAGAAAACTGTAGACCGAATCCATCTTCTCCACCATATACAAATCCAGTTGTTACCCATTTATGTAAAAACTCTTTAAGGTTTTTATTTGATTTTGGCATCATAGTAGATACTACAGGATGATATGTATCAAAGGTTACATCTGAATTTTCACTCATAAGCATTGTGGCAATATATTCAGCAGATGTAATTACGCTTGGATTGAAAGTAGGTTCTCCCATTCTTGCATAATGCACATTCAATCTTTGCCCGTGTTTGATACCTGATAAAGCAACTCCTGACATAATCTCTGCAATTAGCTCTGGTAACGTAGCATTACCATTAAAACCAAGTTTAGGACAATCGCAAAAATTACAATTCATAGGGCAACCCTTTTGTGAAGATACAGTAACTACGAGCTTATCAGTAATATCTACAGGCTTATGTTCTACATTATCAATTCTCTTATCATATCCAAGAAATGATGCCTTGATATTATTCTCTTTTCCGTAGTCGCCAACATATAGATACTCTAAGTTCAAATCCGTATCAGTAACAATTTTACCTGTATGTGTTTCTGTGATTTTTCGCATTTATGAATTTCTCCTTTCTAAACAAGTTAATCTCATACTCACACCTCGATTTCATCATCCTGTGGGAATTGAAAAACTTTAGGAAGTACCCAAAAATTAGGCTGTACATAGCATTTATGTACACTATCATATCCGCCATCTAATTCCATTCTAGATTCATATACTGTTCTAAGCATTTCCATAGCCTTAATTGCCTTTGCTTCGGTGGAATATTCAGCCAACTTAATGTCGATACCCTCTGCTCCTGCTAAATTACGGTTTAAAAAATAAACAGCTTTTTTGTACTTCTGAATAACTACCATTTCATAAGGAACATCTATTGTTCCGTCCTGTGAAATTGCTCTCATATTCAATCTCCTATTCTGCCTGCATAAATGGTGGTAACTCCGTCTGCTCTGCTACCTTGCGTTCTGTTGAGTGTGGCTCCTCGGCAAACTCCTGCGAATTAGCGTTCTCTGCAATGTCTTTTTCAACCTGCTTCTGCATATCCTCAATGCTCTGCATTGGGTATTCCTTGAAGTCTCCGTCAAGTACTTCTTCCTGCGTGTAGTACCCAAGTGTAAGTTCCGGGCAATTCATCCTTGCGAAGAATGAAGCCGCTCTGTATCTAAGCATTACTTGCGGCATCGTTTTCCACTTGCTACCGTTCTTGTCAACCCATCCCTCATCCTTAGCCATGTCCATGTCAATAGTAATGCCATCAACCTTGCGACCTTTTTTCTCTGTCCAGCACCTGCACGAATAAGGCTTGCCGTTCTTATCGGTCTTTTCTTCGTACTGTAATTCCATGTCATACTTGCCACTGCCGTTCACCATGGCAATGAGGAACTGTGCCGACCAACTCGGTCTACCCTGTATCACATATAAGTTCTGCATAACCATAAGTGGGCTTGTCCTTAACCTCTGCGCTATCTCAATAGCTACTAAGCTGTTCGCAAAATTGCCCTGATACTCCCTCGGAACGATTGTGCAAGATGACAATGCCTTAGCCATCTGTGTAGCCATGATGAAATTATCGCTTGTGCCGAAAATCCCCAAGCTAAAATCTGTAACCCTGTTAGTACTCTGTACTGCTGTTTCTTCTTTCTTCTCTGCAACTGCTGTATTCTCTGCCATAATTTTTACTACCTTTCTAATTGATTTATTTTAATGCTTTATTATTCCTCTGATTTAAAGATTGAAGAGGAAAAAATACAAACCGGGCGAACACCGAGGTCGTTGTCACAGAAGTAGTTGTCGACACCGCCGGACGAGGAAACAATGGCAACAGCCGTACTCCAATCATTACAAGCTGTACTCCATGGCGAAATCAACCACCACCAGTAATCATCTGTGTTAGGTATAAGACTTCTGTACTTGCGGTATTCGTCAACCGTAAGAAGTGATACCTTGTCCACGCACTCGCCGTACTCGGTCTGTCCGTCAAGTGAAAGCAAATCTCGCTTAAATGAAACAATATTCTCTTCGCCTATTTCATCAGCAATCTTCTCAATTAATTCTGTATTAAAATATTCTCTTAACTGGCTCTGAACCCAGTCGTTAGAATCTTCATCAAATGTCATCTTATCTGCAAGCTTGTCCGCAAAGCACATATAACCCTCGGCTGTAATATCAAGTATCTTCCAAATTAGCCCTGCAAGCTCAAATGTATCTCCGACCTTTAAGTTCGTAAAACTCTTTCTTGCCTTAGTCTTAACACTTCCTTCAAGAACAGCTACCTTATTGCTTAATTCGGTTATCTGCTCCTGTAACATCTTCATTGTTAATGCAGCCATAATTATCACTCCCCTCTCGATACAAAGATATTAGATTTTAAGATGCAAAACGGGCGAACACCGCTGCCGTCACGGCAGCTACCGTAGTCGAAATAGCCGGACGAGGAAACAACGGCTATTGCATACTTCCAATTTCTGTCAGCAGTAGACCAAGGTGTACAAGTCCACCACCAATCATCTAACTCCTTATTGACAAGCAAATCATTGTACTGTCTCGCCTCATCAAATGTGATAGGTCTTACCTTACAAGTGCAAGGCTCAAACTCGTGCTGCATATCAACTGAATTTAAATCAACCGTATGCTCAACAAGATTATCTGCTCCCAATTCAGCTTCAATAATAGGCTGTATATCGTTTTCAATGACTTTCTTAAGATTGGATTCGTTGTAATCTCGTGTGTCTTCATCAAAAACAATACCCTCCGCCATGAACCCCTTAGATATTACCTTTGTTGTGTGATTCCGTATATCCTGTTCAAGCACGATAAAATCATGCTTTCCAATCTTGAATACCTCGCCCGGTTTAAGCTCCGATAACTGCACTTTGTTAGCCTTTTCGGCTTCTTCCAACAGTTTGACAATCTCTCTTGCCATGTCTAATGCTTTACTCATTCTTCCTATCCCTCCATAATCTCTAAATTCTTATATTTGCTGTCCACAATGAGCATAATTGTCTGTCCACCAACCATCTGCGCAACCTTACTCTGATTGCTCTCGTCAAGGCTCTCTGCATCATCAAGCCATACTGGGCAAGTAATGTCGTTAATTTTCTGAATAGAGTTGCAAATATCAACTCTGCCTAAAATCCTGTTACCCTTGTTGCTCATAGTTGTTAAAATGCTCTTTCCGTCAACTGTAGGTATACAACAACTCTTGTAATTACCATTCTTGGCATATTCAAACAACTGCCACTTAACCAACCCAAAATGACTGTTTACGGCTTCTGTTAAGGCTTCGTTCTTTGCTTTATCCAGTTCATCAAGTAAATCAATGATTTTCTCGGCGTTAGTCTTATTCTGTTCCTGCGTACGCTGTTCTACCCTTAATTCTTCAAGTCGCTGTTCATCTTTTTCTGTGTTGCTTTCAGCTATCTTTCGCTCACATTCTGACAACTGCTGCCTTAAAACGCTTTCCTGTGTTTTTAATTCAGCCTTAACTGTGGACATATCATTAGCCTTGTGCATAGCCTGTTCCTTTTCGGAAATCTGCTGTTCAAGTGCCTTGTATTCCTCTGTAGTTGTCACATCAATTTCCTGCGGCAACTCGGATAACTGCTCTGTAAGGACTTCAATAGCCGTATCCAGTATCTCAAGGCTTTCCTTGTGCTCTGGCAACTCTGCTTCGAGGTCTGCAAGTGTTTTCTTCTCCTTGCTCAATCTATCTGCGTAAAGGTTTCCGTTATCGGTGATAGTCTTTAGTGTGTCAGCCTTGTGCTTCTTAAAGTCGGCTCTTAACTGCTCTTTTTTATCCTCGCTGTATTCATTGCCACAGTAAGGGCAGATAAGGCTGTTCTCATCAAACTGGCGGTTGTTCTCCTCTGTCCACTTCTTACGTTCCGCATTGAGATATCCAGTTATACTCTCAATAGTCTGCTTCGACAATTCAATGCAGTGTTCTGTCTCACTGATAGTCTTTTCTGTCTGTCTGACGAGGAACTGCTTATCAGAAATCTTGTCCTCAATCTCTCTTCTAGCCTTAATATTGTCCTCGTTAGCCTTGCGTGATAAGTCTCCCTGCTTAAACTTCAAATCAAGAATATCTGAACTAGCCTTGTCATATTCAGCCATCAGCTTGTCATTGTCGGTCTGCTTTGCTATGCAGTCCTCAATCTGTTCCTTAAGCCCATTCTTCATAAGTTCAAGGTCAGATACATCAACAGCCTGTTTAAGCTGCACATCTCTTTCCTTTTCCTTAATCTGTCCGTCAAGAATAGGCAAATCCTTTGTAATCTTGGTCTTGGTAGCCTTATTCATAGCGGATATTTCTTCTGTTGTATACTTCTCTAAAAAAGGAACTAACTCGGCTAATTCAGCTTTCTGTGAAGCTATATCAAGGTCTGTAACATTGCCTACAAGACCGAATAAGTACTCACGCATCTCAACCGGCTTCTGATTGAGAAATGCGTTCACATTACTGCACATCTTGAATACATTCATATCAACATCAAGGTATGCGTTGAAGTCCTTTAATGTCTTAGGCACATCATTGATAAAATACTTGTTGTCATCCTTATAACTGCTGCCATCTTTGCTGTAAGTGCGCTTCTGCACTTTCTTCATAGTGATTTCTTTTCCATCAACATCAAGTGTAAGTTCAACACTTGTGTCCATATCATCAACGGATTTTCCGTCAACCTCTCGTCTAACAACCGGATTATCCTTTAACTCATAATCGCAGTTGAACAAGCACCACAGATAAGCCGTTACAATGCTTGACTTGCCCCTGCCGTTCTCGGCAAGTATCTTTGTTAACTGAAAGAAACTGAACTCTGTGTCAACATAACACATGAAGTTCTCTAACCTCATTCCCAGTAGCTTAATCTCCATTTTCTTATTCCTCCTCGCTCACGGATCCTGTAATCTTGCCGTCCTCAATAATCACTCCCATTTTCTCTGCTTCGCATACAATAGCCAGCTCTCTTGCTGCTAATGCGTTTAAATCTGTAATAACCATCACGTTTTACCTCCTTTTAAATTTGTCTATGATTTTCTTCTTGGCTCCGTCCTTGCTCACAAGATACAAATAAAACTCTGTTTCCTTTTCCACCATCCAGTCATTTGCATTAAGCCTGTGCGACGATACAATAACTTTCTGCTTATACGTCAATTTTTTTGGCTGTTTCACTTTCTTATCCTCACTCTCCAATCTTCCCAAACTCCGAACCGCAAAGCGTCATCATGTCGCTCAAAGTAAATGTCAATCTTGTTGCCCTTAATGGCACCGCCGCAGTCCTCGGCAACAAATGTCCCGATACCCTCAATGTCAACCAGTGAGCCGTAAGGAATAACCGCAGGGTCAACTGCTATGGTAACGCCCTCAACAGCGTGCGTACCTGTTGCTGTTATCCTGTCGGTCTTACCACAGCATTTCTCACAACCACAGTAGGCGGTGAGCGTGAATGTCTGCCATTCGTCCGATATTTCCTTAGTTGGACACGGCATGACACTTGTATAGTCCACGGACTTCTCTATGCTGTTCGGCATCGCCGTTGTTATCTGTATCAGCACCATCAATAAGTATAGAATTGACATTGTACCTCCTTACGCATAAGCCATCGCATACCGTCTAACAACGTCCTCAAATATTGCTTTAAGCTGTGGCTTCTCGTAGATAATTGCAATCTTCGTGGTTGCCTCTCTTATCGCCGTCTTAGTGTTGCCCGCTTTTTCCATGCGTGACTGCTTGTTGTCCTGCAAACGCTTTAAGCTACAATGGGCTATCGTTTCAAGCCGTCCGTAAAGCTCGTTATAAAGCGTCTGATAGTCAATACCGCTCTTGATTGAGATTTCCCTTATCCGTGCATTGATTTCATTCCGCCAGTCACCAATCGGCTGTGTGAAGATTTCCTTCATGTTGTCAACTGTTGTCTGCACCCGCTCAATCTGCTGTGCCTGTCGTTTCTGTTCAAGCTCCGCCTTGTTCATGCTCTCAACAAGCATGTTCATAAGCTGCAACTGTGGTGATAACTGTGAGCGGTCAATAGCGGTCTGTTTGACTTTCTCCTCAATCACCGTAAAATATTCCCTTGCTTGTTCCGCTTTCTCGCCGTTACCCTTGACAGATAACTTCTTAGCGAAGTGAGCTGTGAGCCTGTAATCTGTCGTAGCCTGTCCACCCCATTCCCCATTAATGGTGAATGCCCAATAATCAACATTTTCCTCTGCAAACTCGTTCTCGGTAATATTTGACTTACACCACCTTGCATAATGCTGTGGCGCAAGCTCTAAAAACTCATAAAGCTTTCTCGCCGTTGTCATGCCCTCGCTGTCAATGTCAAGGGCAATCTCAATCGGCGTTCTTGTTTCTACTGTCTTAACTTCGTTCAAGTCTTACTCCTTTCTGCTGTTTTCGCTTTTCTCTGCTTCTCTAGCTATTGCCATTCCCTCGGCTACACCAAGAATGTAGTTCTTCTTGTTATCGTCAAGCTTAGGGATTGTGTCGGACAGCTTACGAATAATCTCTTTTTCCTGCTCACTCATTCAATTCACTTCCCTTCTGTGATATAATGTTTTAAAAACCGGAGGTATTATTATGCTTTTAAAAATTGAAAGAACTATTTTGAAAAAAGTATCTTCAAATATGGTTGGCTCCATTGAACTTTCAAAATTCGGTAAATATTCCGGTGAAGATATTTACCAAGCTTTTTTAGATTTAAAAGAATTAGGCTTTTTCAGAAACGTAGATGTTTCCAATGATAGAACGGTGTTTTCTTATGTTTTATCTGTTAAAGGAAAACACTATAAAGAATATGTTTTTCTCGAATTTTTAAGAAATATCCTAATCCCTTTTATTGTGGCTCTTGTAACCGCCACGGCTACATATCATTTAGAAAAAGTAGCAGATAGCTATTCCAGTAGCAGCACCAGCCAAAGCACTTATGAGTTGAACTGCACCGATTATGAACGGCTCGAACTTATTGAGTAAATCTCGTTTCTGTCGGTATGTCATTTTTTTCAAAAGCTCACTTCCTTTCATACTGTCAAATACGCTAACTGATTGACTATTGCCAATCGGTCTTTACAATTCTTGTAAATCTCTTTATAATGGAGCTGTTGGCTGATACCTTCTTCAACTACTTTCAATATGATATTTTCTGTGACGGATAAGTTCATCAGTTGTTTAGCGGTTGCGGTATCTCTATCAGCCACACCGACAGTTTTGTTTGCCAGTTTTGAATATGTCATATACAGCATATCAGCGTGTTCGCTTCCCTGCTGTTTGGCATATTCAACTAACTGCTTTAATACATCTGTTTCAGCTTTTCTCGACAGCTTACCGACTGTTCTTGTTTCAATCCAAGACTGCGACTGTTTTTCTCTGATGTAATTCTCCATCTGATTAAAAGCGTTTATGTATTTAAGTTTCCAATCTAACGCTTTCTTTCCGGTAAATCCCATTACCAATAATGAAAAGCCGTCTCGGTTCATAAGGTACATTGGATATTCCTGTTTATTTTGTGGATGAATGTAACTACTTTTTACAAATAGGGGGTCTCCACCATTTTGGGCACACCCTTTTCCGATTAAATCAGAGTACATTCTTTCTATTTCTGAAATCAGCTTGTCATGTCTTTTACCGAACTTTTCAGCAACCTCCAAACTGCTGCATACAGCTTCATCATGCTCTAAATGTACAAGTTCGTTCACGTTCTCACCTCTTTTCTGTTGATTGTAAAACAATTATATGTCATTAAAAAACATTTGTCAACATATTTTTGTTGATTTTTTCAACAAGGCGTGATAATATAAATTTGCAGGAAGGAGGTGTGAAAATAAATGAATGAGCGTATTAGGAAGATAAGAAATGCTCTGAATTTGACGCAACAAGAATTTGCTGACAAAATAAAAGTGAAAAGAAACACTGTTGCAACATACGAAATGGGTAGAAGTATTCCTAGTGATTCAGCTATAGCATTGATATGTAAAGAATTTAACGTCAATGAAGAATGGCTTCGGAATGGCATCGGGGAAATGTTCAAATCAAGAACCAAAGAGCAGGAAATCGGAGCTTTCGTCAGCGAGACGATGGCTTTAAAAGATGACAATTTCCAGAAAAAATTTGTATCAGCCTTAACAAGGCTAACCGTCAAAGACTGGGAAAATCTTGCTGAAATAGCAAAGAAACTGTTAGATGAGTAAAAGAGGAGAGGGTTATTCCCTCTCCTTTGTCATTCCTTGAACAAATTTTAGGATATGGTCTAATATCCACAAATCATCCGTTTTGTTAATTAAGTCAATTATTTTTCTTCGGTAGTAATCTGCATCTTTTTTCATGTTTTGCATTTCCCCTTTACAACCACACGTTTTCCAGTAGCGATGTCCCAATTATAGAACATTTGTTCGCCAATGTCAACAACTAATAACCCCCACTCGCAAGGAACAATGCCAACGCCAATCAACACTGCCCCTTGCTTGCCAAAGCTTGAATCTGTCCTTATCGGACAAGTCCATAATAGCACTTTATTGTGTTGAAATCTGAACAATCAGTAACCGAAATTTGACAAAAAAATACAAAATACGGAGGTTTTTACCACGGATAAGCCAAGCACTTACACCGACAAACATTACAGTTGCATAGGTGAGGAACATGCGTAACTATCTTTGGAAAGTCCATTAGTGTAACTGAACCATACGCATGGCAAAAAAGAAATTGAGATTATGTCATGTCAATCCATAAATAGCAATGATGGCTCTGCCTTCTGTGTATTGTTGACTATCAGAGGCATAATCAGTTATTGAATGCACATATATGTGGTCGTCATACACATCGCAAACAGCTATTGTCTGTGATGTGATATAATTATTGCCTGTCCAAAGTGCTGCTGAACCGATACAATTAAGCATTCTATCACCACCATGAGGAATGTCTGTAATAGTGATAGCCATTCCTCTGAGTGAAAATCCTGTATTGACTATTATTTCGTATTGGGTGTATCGAGTTGTGTCGAAGTAAATTAGACTTTCAGCCTTTGCATTCCCCGACCATAACAGTTTTCTAGGTACATTATTATTTATCTCATTAATTGCATCCGCATTTGCCTTAACACCGCCCTCAATATTATTAAGCTTATCCGGTGTAAACTCCTCGCCATAGCCCCATGTATGCTGATTATATTCTACTGCCATAGTTTATACCTCGCTTTCTCTCTGCTCTGCTGCCTTATCCCCGGCATTTTTCTTGAGTTGTTCCGCCTTTTCCAGTTCAGACGCTTCACGGACAACCATTGCATCCGCGTCTTTCTCTGCCTGCGCTGTTAAATCTCGCAGAACTAGAAACTTAACTTCCGGTTCTATCGGCGACTGCTTAATGTAGGACGTTAGCGAATTGCGGAACATCCTTATGTCGTAATTTCTCATTTTGTTCTCCTTTCTAATGCCCAAAAAATTCAGACCAAGCCTTATAGCTCTGTGCACCGGTTCTGTTTGTCCACCATATCCCAGCTGGGTTCATCTTAATGCTATCCCCAAGATGTAGAAACCCCCATTTATCAACTTGGAAATCCGGATGCTCAATGCTGCCATTACCGATTATCCACATTCCCTCTGCATTAATAACCGTATTCCATCCGCCTTCATCATTCGCAAATGCGACAGCACTACCTGTTATAGTGCAGCTGTCGATTTTCAGTGCTCTGATTGTTCCAGTGCTAATATTATCAGCATTGATGATGGTCTGTCCGCTTTCTTTCAGAGATGAGATTGTGACTAAACCACTCAAGTCAATGTGCTCCGTAACCAGCTCGTACAGCTTGTCGGTTAAAACCATATTCGCTTCGCTGTCGCCACTCTTAATTAGCCAGCTGAATTTTTTATCCGTCTGTTCTGCTAAAGAATTGAGCTTTATGAGCATTGTTGTACATTCATAATCTTTAAACCAATTCTCATAAGAGCCATCATCGGCACAGCAATAATATACATAACCTGTTACTACGTCTAAGTACGTCCTTCCCCTATACTGATTGATGTCTTCATAACCTGCATCCCATGGTGTCCCATAGCCGCTGTAATCAATCTGATGCCAATACTTGCTGTAGTCCCACTTGCTCGTTGATGACGCTACTGTCGTCTTGATTCCCTCTGCGCTTTCGCTTATTGCTAAGTTCATCTGCGTAGTGGTTGAGTAGTCGTTAAGAGCCTTCTGCGTTGCGTAAGTTTTGCTGAACTCTCTTGATAGCCCCTCCACCGAATAATTGATGCTTGCCTGTGCATCGACCTTGGTGATATAGTCTGCTCCAACCTTCGTCTCGAACTTTGACAAGTCAGCAGATATGCCATCAACCGTCACTTTGTATTCGGCAAGCTTCTTATTGACCCAAGAAAACTCGGTATCGCCCACATCGGAGAATCCCCACGTATCGCCATTCTTGATGAATCTATATGTCTTGCCGGCAACCTCGTCATATACAAGTGCTCTGTTGTGCTTCTTATAGCTTGCATCTGAATAAGCAAACCGCAATCCTTGCGTAAGCTTATCGCCAACCATTGGTCCTGCTGTCCAGTTATATGCCGGGTAGTTGTGAAGTGTTGGTTTGTTTCGTATAACGTATACTTCATTCGCTCCATCCAAAGCTTCATTGATTTCGCTTATTTGTGCCGTCAATCCCTCAGCGGTTCGCTCAACAGTGTTCTGTAGTGTTTGAACGTAGTCTTTAGTGCTATATATCTTTGATATATCTTCTTTTATTCCGTCCGCTGTGGTAGACACAAGTGTCTTGGCATCAATCTGTGTGATATAATCATTCGTTACCTTGGTTGACAACTGCTCAACGCTCTGAGTAATTCCCTGTGCAGTTACGTTCAAGTCTGCTATCTGCTTTTGAATCACTGAATATTCAGTGTCAGCTATCGGTTCCCACGTCCACACATTATCTTTTTTGATAAAACGATAAGTTGTTATGCTATCCTCATCGAAAAATAAAGTTCGCTGATGTTTACGATACACTTCATCCGAATAGGTGAACTTTAGTCCCTCAACAAGAATATCGCCCGTCTTAGGGCTTGCTGTCCAGTTGTATGCAGGGTAATTACGGAGCGTTGGTACTCCATGTCCGTTGATTACTGTTATTTCACCGTCTATCTGTGATTGCAAACTTTGTATCTTAATTTCTAGTTCCGATGCAGTCTGCGTTATCTCATTCTTTAATCCTTCTTCAACATTCAATATTTCCGCTTTGTTTTGGTCTACATTGCGGGTCAACCGGTTCACTCTGCCTTTGAGTTGCGTAATTGACTTATTAGAGCTGTTTATTTGTGTGGTGCGTAATTGTTCGCCCTGCGCCGCAAAGTTGTCTGTAAGGGCTTGTACGCCTTTCAGGGAGCGTTCTAAGACATAAGTGGTTAGTTCTGCATACTTAGTTGACAGTTTAATTGCGTCGCCGACTTCAATACATGGGTTTCCTGCGCTTGATATTTCCGCCGGGCGATATGTGATGCCCTTAATGCGATTGAAGACATTAGTTGCAATAGCCTTTAGTTGTGCCGCATCCTTGCCATACACAAGGAAGTTATTCTCAATCACATAGGTATTACTGCCTGTGCCAACAATCGAACCTATATCATCCTCATCCTGTCTTATCTGCAGCTTGTCAATCTGTGACACTATATAGTCTTGATAATCAGCACTGATATAATGATTCTTGCTGATAGTTATTGGTGATGCGCTTTCGAGATATGTGAACTCAAACTGCCCTGTACGTCCTACTCGCCCTAAACAACCATTAATCTCACATATTGCATTAAGAACTTGACTACCACTCAATTCATCCGCATCAACAGTTCTGCTTGTTGTCATATCATCGTTAGCAAGCGTTATGTCTTTTTGTGTAATGCCAAAATGGCTGAAAAAACTATCCCGGAATTGCTTTAATGTTACATAAGTTTCTGTGTTTGGCAATATTCCGTTATACCAACCGACGACATCAGCGTTAATTACATCATATAACGCATCGTAGGCTTCAATTTCGCGTTTCGTTCTATCGGCTGTCGGTTTATCTGAGACTACCTTGTAACGTCCGAATATGAATGGATTAGAGCTATTGCCGTTGAGAACCATCTTAACGGTTATCCACTTATCCTTTAGTGATGTAAACACGTTTGAAATTGTAAACTTGACTACCGCCGCTTCGCACGCTCCGAATGTCAACTCGCTCTCAGAACACAGACTCTCCGTCAACTCAAAACTCTCTTGATGCAGCTCCATGTTGGTAATCGTCACGGAGCCGTCATCTGTTGTAATAATGAGCTGTTTATCTACGTTAGGAGCGTAAAACAAATCTTGCAAGCTGTAATCAACCATCGTATACACCCCCAATAAATGACATTCTGAATGAGCTGTAATGTATCTCGCCGCCGTATGTGCCGTATATCTGTGGCTGGAAGTCGGCAAGATAGCCTTTCTGCGTCACATAATCGTTGTATTCGGGAATATAGGCGGTAATGATACATTCTCTGCCTCTTGCACTTGTATAGTTATTGCGGATATTAGACATAAGTTCTTCCAGTTCACTACTTGTCAGCATGGCACGCACGTCAAACTCAATCTTCACCGCTTTAAGCTCAGCCGCATTGCGGTGTAAATAACCGTTAGCGTCCGTGTAATCGTCTATGTCCTGCATATTCACATAAGGCTTATATGTGTCAGCTTTGATGAATTTCTGTGGGACGATATACTCTCCCACCTTAAACAAATAACCGCTGTATGCCACTGTTACCGCCTTTCTATGGCATAATAAAAGCACCCACTATATAAGTGAGTGCCTGTTGCCACCGTCTTAATGTATTAAGGGTATATCTGTACACCCTTGGTTCCGTCAATTATAATTCCGTTCCTCAGCTTAGCGACCATCTTTGCTCCGGTATACTTCGTGTATGCCCCTACCTGTTTGCCGTTGACCCAAACTTTGAAGCGGTTCGGAATAGTGTTTTTGCTATAATCTTCTTTCACAGTCGCATTATTGGTCGGATAAATCTGTTTGCTGTTCGTGCCATCAACCACAATACCGCCTATTCTGCTTGCATGACTGCAAGCTCCTGTATACTTGGTGTACGCTCCTTTCTGCACACCATTAAGCATGACCTTGAAGCGGTTCTGAATGGTATTTTTAGTATAATCCTCGCCACTTGCAATCTGATTAGGCAAATCAGCGTTGATGTATGGTGTCGGATCCACCCAGTCGAACTTAGAAGTGTTCATAAAAGAATTAGCTCCCCAGAAATCACTAGCGTTGACAATGTAAGGCTTTTTGTACTTACGAACCTCAAAGTGAAGATGAATGCCTGTTGAATGACCTGTGTTGCCGACAACACCAATCACATCACCACGCTTAACCACATCGCCTGTCTTAACCCTAAGCTCTCTCATGTGTCCGTAGCCAGTCACATAGTTGTCATTGTGTAATATCCACACCGCATTGCCATAGCCGTCTCCGTTGCCAGCGTAAAGCACTGTGCCGTCCGAATGAGCCACAATATTGCTCTCGATGTATCTGTTGTCCTTCTGCGGCACAAGGTCAACTCCCTGTGCATAACCGCCATTCTTGACAGCTTTAACGTGCTGTGCGTAGGTCTGCGTCACAGCGTAGCCTTGAACCGCAAATACTCTGTTACCGATATTCATAGTCTTATCCCTCCATGTGTCTAATTTTATCTAATAAAAAAGACAGCCCACACGGACTGCCCTTTATATTATCTATATAATTTACTGTATTTATTAATATATATATTTATATATAATATATATACATATTAATCTTATCTATACTATACTTATCTTATCTAATCTAGGTTACGCTTTGTTTACAGAATGTATACAGATTTTAGTATAGTAAATCGTAAAAGTGGATTTTAATTATTTTTCGTGTTACAATCTCCGTTGAGAGGAGGTGTATTATGTACAAAAGAGTATATGGTTTTTGCCCGATCCAAAACAAGGACTATTCGATTAGAGTTAATTACATCAATGCTTCAACAACTGAACGCTTTGAGTATGCCAAAGGTATCGCAAGTTGCGATTATACTAGCTGTGGCAATGATTGTGATTTACCTCAATGTCCTATTGCTTCAAATGCTCCTGAAAGCATTTCGGGCTAAAACTGTGGGGTAGTTATCAGCTACCCCTTTATACTCACATCAATCTCACTGACACCCTTCTGCATCAATAGCATTTGTCCGTCAACGGTTAAATCAAATGCGTTGAGGTCTAGTGTTAATGTTGGTGCTTCGCCTGCTGCATGTTCTAACTTATAGTTCCTTACACCATTGAGTTTCTTGCCGTCAATGAATATTTGCGAAAAAGCTCCGTCTGTTTTGATTTCAATTCTTGAATTTTCCATCGCTTATGCTCCTTTCATCAAACAATACATTTTAAAAGTACGTTTAACGTACATACCTTTGCAATGCTTAAAAGGGACAAATTGTCCCATTAAAAATTGCTTACAAAAAACAGCACCCCATTTCTAGGGTGCTGCCTGTTCATTTATTTTCTTCCTCAATCACTTTAATCAGGTCATTCAACCACCATGTAGCCATTGCTGATAATTGAGGGAAATAGTCCACAATATCAAGTGGGTACTGCGGTGCGTGTCCAGTCTCCGCTTCGTATATCTTCTTTGCCGCATCTAGGTCATATTCTTCGCCTATACGCTTTAAAAGCCTATGGCAAACGTATGAAAGCTTGCAATTCGTCTTATATGCTACCCATTCAAGGTTGCTTCTGTTGCGGATATACCAACTCTTGACCTTAGGCACCAGCGTATTGCTTGTGTTGTACTTGGTGTCCTCAACCTGCACCGGTGCAGCCGCTGTCTGCGGCTGTGCTTTAGCCTTGAAGTATGCGTTCACAAGGCTTCGCTGAACTTGCCATGATAGGTCATCGGTAAAACCTTTAACAACCATCAAATACCCGCTTTCAGTCAAAAGATATGTTTTCAGATTAGGGTTTCCAACTATTTTTTCGTTAGGGGACAACTTGTCCCTTAAGTCTTTCCTTGTTAGTTCAAAGTAATCTTCATTTAAAATAAAGTGACTTTTATATCTTTCAAAAGTTCTCTTGCTGGACCCTGACTTCTTCTGGTGAACCAAATCTATATCCCTAAGCGTAACTACTCTTTCACCATTGTATTCCTTAATAGATAGCTCTGCTCCCTCAATCTTTACAAGCTCTGCCATATCAGTCACCCCACTTCTCTAAGAATAATCTTACAAATGTAGCAAGATATTCCAGTGTTCCGCAACTTGTTATGCTGTCAATCATCTTGTGGAGTAATGCTCTATTATCTTCCATTATGCAACACCTACCTTTCTCTTTGAGGTAAGTTCATAGCCACCCATGACACGCTCTACGCTCATGTCATTCGTAGCGGCGGCGAAAATTGCGATATTGTCTAAGTACTTCTCGTTATCGCAATCCAAGATAACCTGCATAATGATTTTTCTCAACTGCTCCTTCCTGCACTCGCAAAGCAGTCTCATGTTTTCCTCGTCTGCCTTGTCAAATTCTTCTCTCCAGTTAATTCTTGCCATATCATACCATTCCTTTCTGTGTAAAACCTCTTGATTTCTCCGCAAAGGAATGATAGAATATGCTTATCAATTCCTCTGCGGATTGGTGATTGGGAAGTAATCGTGTGACCGTCAAATCTTGCGATTACTTCTTTTTTGCTTTCTGGTATTCGTTTTCAATACCACGTCTGACAACCTCGGAGCGACTAATATCAAATTTCTCGGCAGAATAGTCTAACTTTTTTAAAGTCTCCTCATCCAGCCTTGTTCTTAACATATAGTCTTTTGGATTGTCTTTAATTTTTTGTCCCATTTTAGGCGACAACTTAATCACTCTCCCTTTTAAATTGTAGCAACATTTTGTTGTGCTTTTATAATACATTTGTTGCTACATTTTGTCAAGTCCTTTTTTAAATTTTTTTTGCAAACAAAAAGGAGCTTTTCAGCTCCCTTCTGCTTATTTCTGATATAACACAATAGGTTCTGTCTTTTCTAGTGAATTAAATCCAGAACCATAACAAATAAATCTTGTCTCAATATTTTCAATATCAGATATTGGACAATCCTTTGCGTTGTCGGAACTTATCCTCATTCCCTCCTTAGACTTCTTTCCAGCCGCAATGTCACAAGAATAAATTGGGTCAACCATGTAACCATTTATAGACATTTCTCTTGCTTGCACTGTCATACTTTGGTCTGTCAAATTCTCTACTGTGACGATTATATCATAGCTACCATCGCTATATCTCGTTTTTTCAACACCGTTATATTCCACTCTTATGTATTCATCCTCATAAACTATGTTTTCATTAGTTGATTGCTTTGTTTGTTCTTCTTTATCTGCCAAAACACTATTAGCCCTTATCGATTTAGTAAGATCTGTGAAATCTTCTGAATAGTCATACGGCGTATAAACACTTCTTAAAAGTCCAAAACTGTAATAATAGCCATTATACATAAAATTAAGAGAATCGCAAAGATACCTTTCACCATCTATTGTATATTCCATCTTAACTTTTATAGCATCACCTGTGTTTATCTGTATATTATTTTTTTCTATAAGCATAGAATCCGTAGCAGCTTTTAACATTCCGTCTACAAACTCATCACTATTTTCAATAAAACTATCACTTATACCATCAACATCAACTCTGCTATTAATTGCAAGCATTATATCCTCATAATAAAAATATGTCCAATCTCCTTCTTGACTTACTTCATCTTGAAACACTATTGGGATATCAAAACAAATATCTTGTATTGTCCTTGTCGTCAATTCGCCGTCATAAAGTTTACCGACAATAGGTTGAGTTTTCAGGTAGTCGGCATAAGTATAAATATTTATCCATTTTTCATTTTCTAGTGCTTCAATCCTTACTTTATCTATTTTATCTAAATCTTCAGTTAATATATTTATGACAGGCAGATTTACTACATCAGAATACCCGGCATACATGCCAAATGCTCTTACATTTTTTTCTGAAATATCCAATTTTTCTTCAGATACAAACGCTACGCTCCATCTGTTGCCATCTTCCTGCTCGACAGTTAATGAAATAATCGGGAATTCCGTGTCGGCTAACTTTGTTTGATTTAAAACTTTACCTTCAATATACACATAAGTTCCGTCAAGCCCATTTTCTGACGCATAAGAATTAAATTTATCATAATCAGCTACTTCAAATCCGTCTATGTATTCTCCTGCCTTACTTTCGGTTTCAATGTTTTTACTTTCCGTAGTTGTCTCATTTACTGTTTTAGGAACATTTTCAGAAGCTTTTTCCGTTAGTAGTTCTGTAGTTGTTTCTGCCGGTATAGTTGTCTCTGCATTATCCTGAGGACTATTGCAACCGCAAACCATTAAAGTGACAGATAAAACAACCACTCCAACTTTAAGTGCTTTCATAATTATCTGCCCTCCTTGCTTTCAAAGTGCTTTCTGATTGCGTGGACATCAAAGCAAAGTCTTATACCCAAAAATAAGCAAAACAGGCTTAAAAAAATGCCTATTATCCACAATAAAATCATAAATCTGCCAGTTAAAGCCAAAAATACACCTAACAAAAGAGCTAAACCAAGCAGTATGGATATTACATTTATTTTGATATCCTCACTGTCTTTGCTTTGATTGTCGGTTTTAGTAGTTTTCTCTTCCATATAACAATACCTCCCATATTTGTGTAGTGACTTAATACTACTACTTTATGGGAGGTATGTCAATTTATGCTACAAGTAATTTTTTGGTCGGATTGGTGATGAAGTTCTTTATATCATCATATCCCCAGCCGCAATTTACAAGACCGCTGACAATCATTTCTATGGACTGAACTTTTGCAAGCTCCTCAGCCGTAAAACAGTCTCTTAAATTAGCCTTTTTGTCAATGCCGTATTCTTCCCTTAACTGCTTTGCTGTCTTGCTGAATATTACTTTGTAAATAATGTCGGTATATGTAGAATAAGCGTGTCCATGCATACGCTCATTCTCATTTGACTGCTGGATAGCCTTAGTAAGTGACTGCCTTACTGCAATGCCCTTTTCGCGCTCAATCAGTTTTCCTGTAAGAAGCTCTTGCATAGCGTTAAACTGGTTGATGTATGCCTCTTTGAACTTCATGGCTTTTTCGCCAGTATAGCCCATGGCAAGCAAGACAAATCCGTCTCTTGTGATGTAATACATAGGTTGCTTATGATTCTGCTGATTCAGATATTCCGACTGCACGAAATTGTGCTGTCTAAACTCTTCACTGCAAGCAAGCTCTCGTATATCTTGTAACACTCGCTTGTGCTCTTTCTCAAATGTCTCCGCTACATCAAGGCTGCTAACAACTATTGTTTCCTTACTCTTTGCGATTTTTCTTGTTTCTACTAACATAATATCATTCCTTTCTGTTGATGATTTATTGTAATAAAAAACCTCAACAGATACGTCATGCACCTGTTGAGGAATTTTTTTTAAAATGTGTAAGCGTCACGCCCTGTGCGCCTAAAATAGTCTCTTGCATAATCTCTTGACGCTTTTCCTATATCGTCTTTGGTTATGCCGTATTCCTTTGCAAGAATACGCTGTAACAACTGGTTCTGCTCTCTCAACAGTGCGTTAGTCTCTACGTTGTCAACGCTTGTGTTGGAATTGTAGTAATTCTGCGTTGTAGTGCTTGCCATAGGGCTAACAGTCGGTGTACTGCTCATATAGTCGCTGTACAACTGCTGTGGGTGTACAGCTTCAACAACACCAAAGCCAAAATCCTTTGCCGACAACTGCGTTGCCTCATAAAGGCTCTCCATGCCATCTTTGAAGCCCTCTGTGGTGTAGGCACCAAGCTCAAACATAACCCTTGATGGCGAATGGATGTCAAGTGCTTTCTGCATTGTTGTAGCCACGTTAGCCGCTATCTCATCGACTTTAGAGTACAGTGTGGTTTCCATGGATGATAAGCCATTCATGAAGCCGTTCATTACTTGAATGCCTATGCTTGGCATACCAGCAGTCACTTTATCAGCAAAAGCAGTACTTGTAATTCTTCCAAGACTTGACATTTTATCTGTCACTGTTAGCTTAAGCGATTTAATGCCTTCCATATATCCTAAAATAGAATTTTTACCAATGCCACTAAAACCCGATGATGGCTTATTGCCTTGTGAGCCTTGGGCTTCCATAAAAGTACTAAGGGATAAGTTAGCAAGCCCGGCTACCGGCTTAATAAGTTGTTGAGAATTGCTATTTACACCGTCAACATAGCTAGTAACGCTTGACTCTCCTACATTTTGCATTTTTGTATTTACATAATTCGGTAAATTTGCCGTAGCATCGCTTATTATACTTTCGTAGTTGCTTTTAAGAACATAAACCGGTGCTTCTCCAAATCCTATATATTTTTCATCAAATAGTTCGCCATAAATCTTTTTAGCCGCTTCTCCGGCAAAAGGTGTAGCTTCAATACCAAGCTGATTAAATCCTTCTTGGATTGCTTTGCTTGTTGGATTTAACACATCATTTTGCCATTTGCCAATGACTTTATTAACATATCCTGTTTCTGTTGTAAACGCTTTAGAAAACCAGTTTAAATTTTCGTATCCCTCAGTTGCTTTTTCAATTACAGATGGTAATTGTTCAAGCAAACCATATTGAACAGCATTTGCATATTCTGTATAAGCATCGTTTATTTGTTGAAGATTTTTGTCTAGGTCTTTGCCGATATAACTATCAATTATGTTTTGGGATTCTTCGCTAATTTCTTGACCTTGTTTTTCAGCGTTTGCTTTCCATTCATCAAATGTTTTGTTGAAATTTTCATTTGCGGTTTTTACTGCGTCAACCCCATCTTGCGCCGATTGAGCCACTGCATTTATATCGGTCGTAAAACTTTCTACATCAAATTTATTGTCAGAAATATATTGCGATAAATCAAGTGCTTTACCATAAGAAGCAATCTTGTCAACGGCAGTTTCTGCTTCTGTACCGGTTAATGATAGTTTTTCTGCAAGAGGAGTAGCTTTTTCGATAAACTCATTCATTGAAATTTCACCGTTATCTAAGGCAGTCATAAGTCTATCGTATTCTTCTCTTGTATCAGCTAAAGAATTTAACATGCCTTCTTGAACGCCGTATAATTCGCCTAAAGCATTTGCTACGGCTTTCGGTGTTTCACCTCCAAGTGCTTCTGTCGTATCTGAAACCGCTCCAAGTATATATCCAACAATTACATCGTATTCCTGTTTTAAAACACTTTCGGTGTCGGTTTTAAGTTGCTCGAACGCAGACTTAAATCTTGGTATTTCATCTTCGACATTCTTAGCTCCACTTTCAACGGCTGTATATATTGTTCCAATGCTTTCAACAGTATCGGCAATATTGCTTTTTACAGTGTCAATTTCAGATATTTTTTGAGTTGTTTCTTCTGCTTTTTCTTTTACATTATCAAATGTGCTGGTTGCTTTTTGGTTAAACTCTTCAAGCGTAGCTCCTCCCTCTATAGAAAGTGCTGAAATCATCGAGCTTTGTTCTACTTCATCTAAGCCTTTTTTAATTCCGCTTATAGCCGCAACCACGCCTGTTATTCCTGCTATTGCGATGCCTGCCGGTCCGAAAGCAAGATACATGGCACCAGCTGCCGCCGCACTAACTCCAGCAATCTTGCCAATGGACAATAGCATATTGTCACTACCAACAGTGAGGTCATTGAACGCATCTTTGAGCACCGTGAACTCTATTGCTGTTGACGCAACGCCAATAAGTCCTTTCTGAAAGCCTGTGAGCTTGTTCCTCAGCGATGTTATGCTGTCATTAATACCTCTCCATAAGCCTTTGTTTTGAATGGAAGTTGCTAAATTCGTGAACGCTGTTTTGACCGCTGTTACCTTGGACGAAAGATTAGGAAACATAGTAGCAAGTGTGGCTGTTGCTGCCGCATCGCCCGAAAGCGCAAGGGCTGTATTATTAACAACCGTTCCAAAAGCCTTGAAATTTGACCAAAGTTTCTTAACGCCCGTCACGAACTTACTTGCTGTGATAGCTTTAAGCAATCCCGGCATAGCCATGAATGATACAACAACTGTTTCCAGCGGTGCCGCTGTGAACATTCCGGCATAAAACTCCAATGCACCCTTGAAGCCTTCCCATAAAACCTTAGCCGCCGATTTTAATATCTCCGTCCAATCAAGTCCGGCAAGGTATTTTCCTACATTCCTGCCGATTGTAAACCAAGGAACATCGTCTATTGCGCCGGCAACCCAGTTAAATAAGCCGCTGACAAGTGATGATGTATCTTGCCCTGCCGCAAAGAAATCTCCTGCAACAAAATTTTTAAAAATACTTTTAACAGGAAATAGAGCCTTGACTATTTTATCCGCCCATGCCTCAGCTTTATTTTCCATCTTGTCAAAGGCATCGTTCCATACTTTTTCATATTCTTCTGTAGCCTTAACAATCTCGTCTGTGAGGTCGATTGTGTCGCCGCTTACACCTGTGCTCTTGCTTGTATCGGTGCCGGTACTGATTACGTTGAGTTCATCGAATCCACGAACACCCTTTTGTGCCTTGTCAGCAGCTTTGGCTACGTCGTCATAACTGTCTGCCATATCCTCTAAGCCGTTCGTTGTGTCCTGATAGCCATTCTGCCCGAAAGCGTCAAAATCAATCTTGACACCCATAAGCGTTGCAAAGCTCACAAGCATACGCTTAATGGCGATTGTCACACCATTAGCAACAGGCATAACCTTTTGGAGGACAGGTATAAAAATCTGCCCTAATACCATGCCTGTCTCTTTGATGTTTGTGTTGAATTGTCTAATCATGTTACTTGGACTGTTTATTGTATTAGCTAAATCACCCCATGAAACCTTAGACTGGTCAAGTATAGCAAGTACTCTTAACTGCTGCTTTTCCATCTGCGTCATTTCACTGATGGACTTTTCGACGCCCAAGTTGTAAGCGTATGTCTGCAATGTGGCATTGGTAATATCAATACCATACTTGTACAATGCCCTTGATTGACCGATTAAGCCACTTTGTATGTTGGTGGCTACGGTTGTATAGTCTATGTTGAAAAGGGAGCTTATATCGCCGGCAAGCATTGTCATTGACTTTGCTACCGCCGTGGTTGTCTCTCCTGTCTGTCCGAGTGAATTAGTCACCGAAGCAAGCTGTGACGCAAACTCCGTAACCTCTTGAATATTCAAGCCTAAGTTCTTTGCACTGTCTGCCGTAAGCAAGCCACCCTCAACATCAACCTGCAGTCCTGAAAGTTTACCAAGCAATGCACTTACTCTGTCTGAAAAGCTGTTCGCATAATCAGTGGCATTGTCATAGCCGAACTTTTCAAAATCTTTGCCCCATTCGGAACCGATTTTGTTAAAAGCTACGGTATAGTAGTTGAATGCTTCGATGTAGTCTGTTGTAGACTTAATTGCCGCAACAAAGCGTTTGGTTCCGCGGATTATTAAGAAGTAGTTCGCATATAGCTTTCCGAACATGACTGCTAAGCTCTGTGTGCTTCTAGTTGTTGTCTGCGCACTTCTCTGAACCCCATTTAGGCTTCTTTGGATTGTCCGTGAAGCAGAACCTACCCTTGAACCTTGACTGGCTAAATTTGCCAATGCGTTAGTCATCTGAATGACGTTATTGCTTACTGCCGGTGCACTTGCAAGCGTTGTGAGTAGATTTGTAAGCGAGGTTGCCAACTGCGGCATATTAGTGATTGCGGTCTGAACGCTCTTGTTACCAAGCTTTGCTATGTTTTTAGCGACCTCACCAATCTGTGCCGCATTTTCAGACACCGCTGTAAACTGATTAAATGCACTTGCCGTGGAATTAAGTGAGCTTGCAACTGCATTAAGCGCCGAACTGTCAACATGTGCTATTTTTCCGATGTTTTTAGCAAGTCTTGAGAAGCTTGCCGTACCTACATCGTTAATGGCTCTCATGGACGCACTTAGGTTGGTGATGTTCATTGACAACGTATTAAGTTCTGAACCATTAACACGTCCAAGTGATGTTGCAAGGTTGTCAAGCTTGGTTATAAGACTATCTATCGCTGTGTTTGCCTTTTGGGCGTTCGCTTGAAGCTTTATCTCCAAGCTGTCTATATCTGCCACGTTCTCACCTCCTTGCTAAAAAATAAAAGCGGTACAGATTACTCCGTACCGCCTGCTTTGCTCTTTTTATTTCGTTCAAAGCTATCCTGCATAGCCAATAAGTTTTGCAGGAACGCTTGTCTTTTCTTCTCGGCAATTTTTTCTTGTTCTGCCGGGTCCTGCTCAACATAAATTGATTGCTCAGGATATTCGACCTTGCCTTTACCCCATGCACCGCCTCTTGTTCCGATGATGATTGCCGGTATGCCATATTGACGTGTCCACATCCACATTTCCCGGTCACGTTCTTTGCGCCGCAACTCTTCGCCTTTAAGGCAATACCCTAAAGTCTTAGGAGTAAGCCTTTTGAATTCTTCAAGGCTAATTCCAATCGAAAAAGCAAGTGGAAAGTATTCTTCCCATATCAGCTTGTGGAAGTTTACTTCTTTGACTTCTCTTCCTGCATTTTCTCCAACTGCTCCGCCGCCGACTTGTTCATCTCCTCTACTGTCTGATCCAAACCGCTCAGTTCGAAAAAACCATCGTCCGCCATAGCAATCTTAATATCCTCGAATAACTGATAATAGCCGTACTTGCTATCTGCCTTTCTCTTCTGTGTGATGTATGCTCGAGTTAAAGTCTTAGCTTCTGCTCTTGACACTGCATTGTGCTGTAAGCATCCGGCATAAAAAGCCATCTGACATACTTCGCTGTAATCAGCAACCATTTTAGCTGCACCGTTAGATGTTGCGGTAATTGTGTTTCCGGTTTCCTTGTAAATGTATGCACCTGTCATGTAGTCGAACATCTTCTGAACAATGTCCTTATTCTCTGCCGCATCAAAGCCAAACTCTAACTTATATTCCTTGTTATCAATATCAAATGTTATCATTATGTTCTCCTTTTCCTCCTATGCTTGCCATAGGAAAAGGGGCAGTCCGTAGACCGCCCTTCTCTGTCAAATAATCACTCACTTGCCGTATATTGACAAGTAATCATCGGCTGTATCGTCATTCAGTACAGCCATATCAGCTGAATGACTTACTATTCCCCCGGTGTAAGTTCCACCTTTGTGTCAAGCCCCTTGTATTCCTCAATTATGAGGTTGAACTCGACTGTCAACAGACCGTTCTGGTCGATTGTAGGATGTGGGACATGCTCTGGCGGCTGAGCAACAACGAAAAAGCCCTTAGTAATGCCCGGAATTACAGTCTCGAACCACATACGCTTGCCGCCTGTTAATGCCTTGTATGTAGACATGAGTGCTTCCCACTCTGCTTCTGTTGCGTCGGTAAAGTTGACTGTAATAGTCCATGTTCCGCCGGTATCGGCTCTACCTTTTATGTTTTTTGTAATTGCATCTTCAAGAGCGGATGCGTCAATGTTCTCTTGGTCGATACTAATTCCGGCAATGGAATTAATTCGGGTAAGTTGCGTAAATGTTGTCGGCTTAGTTCCTGCTGTTGCTTCTGCGCCGTAACCGAATGTAACACCTAATGTAGATATACCTGCTACTGCCATTTGTATTCCTCCTTAAAAATGAAAATAAAAAAAGAGCTTTATCAGCTCTTAATTACAACAATCTGTCATTTGCACCGATAACACGATTAAAACGTGCGGTGCTTCTATATATTTTGTCTGAATAGGTAAGCTCAGGCATCGGCTTGGCTCCAAATCGCAATTCCTTAAACGCTTCAGCGACTTTAGCCATAACCCAACGTGCATCTGAACCGCTAGTGTTTGTTGTCACATCAACCTGCACCGTCACGAGTAAGCCGTTAATTGTCTGTCCGTCAAGTGTCTGCCCTTGTTCGGTCGGTGCTAACATGTGAATGTACACCGTAGGGAATGCTGGTGGACTGTCGCTTTGCCCCTTATCAGTGAACAGCAGATTATGGTGTTTCTTCTGAATTTCCGAATATGTTTTATTCTTCACAATGGAATATATTGTAGTCTCAATGCCATAAGCCCATGAATTTTCGCTCGCCATCAGCTGAATACCTCCTTTGCAATAGCTTTATACCTCTGAATAATCTCCATGCTTGCGCTGTACATAGGCATTGTGGCTTTAACACCGTGAGTATAATGCCACTTATTGTCATTACCTAAGTAATACCAGCCATCTTCAAAAGCATGTATTTGTCCCGGATATGTTCCAACTCCTAAGCTCAAGTCATCAGCTTTGGGGTTTTCATTACCTCTATTAAAATAGATTCCAGCACCAAACTCTATCGCAAGCAATGTATAAAATGGCTCACGTCCTTCTGCCTTAAATGCCTTACCGGTTGCAATAAGTATTGCTTTACATCCCATGTCAATCGGCTCTCGCTCAATTCTTAGATTCACTGTTTTCCCAAGTGGGCTTTCTGTGATCTTTTCGATTGCCACTTTCTCACCGGCTTCTGCCAATTTTGTCACTAAAAGCTGGCATTTATATGTTAAACTGTCTTGATAGCTCTGCAAGGCTTTTATTGCGTTCTGAATGGAACTTTGCGATAGTGGATTAAGTGTAATCTTATGCTTTGCCATTACTTTGTCCTCGCCTTTAACACATACTTAGTTGACATAAGTGACGGCTTAACACCCACAATGACGAAATCCGATGTAAGCTCATCAACATGCGCTTTATCCTCGTCCTTATAACCAACCTCGCTGTCAAGCCATATAATGTCACCCTTGCTGAATGGAAACTTGTTGCGGTCTGTAATGATAACCGCGTCAAAATCAGCTACATTAAAGCCATACTCCTGCGCCTGCGCTTCGCCACCGCTGAACGATATATTTGCCCGGAAGTCAACCGGCAAGGAATAACCGACATATTCATCCTTGATACGAGGTATCTTATTACCTTCGCTGTCGAGATACGGTGTAAAGTTGCCCTCGCTGTCGGTAAAGCCCTCGTAGATGATGTTACCGTCATCGTCAGTCTCGTAGATGGTCACACGCTGTCCTTGCCGTGAATACTTCATGTTCTGCTTGTTGATTTCAAGCATTCTACTTCACATCCTTACCGAATCGTTTCCATAACTCAGACAACTTTTCCCATCCATACATTGAAACAAATGCAACAACAAATCCTGCCATAATTGCTGCAAGAATCATGTACCATAATATTGTCATGTGAATGTACTGCATATAAGCGATAAATGCCGCAATCGTAACACTGATTGACAGTACGAACACTACAATATCGGTAGGAACTTTGTTGAACACGCCAATGCCCTTAATTACCTGTGTAATTACAGATACAATAAAGGCTAACGCTCCGATAATTGCTAATATAATTGTCATATTAGCAATCAATGACTGAATAATGTCCATGTTTTAGTCCTCCTTATCACTGTTAATTCTTGTTTCGAGCCCATCTATTCTGTGATGAGCCGACTTGACACTTTCCTCAACCTTGACAATTCGGTTATCGTGAGAATTGATTTCTTTTCTCATTTCCGATACCTCGTTTTTTATCTCGGTTGTATTACTTGATATAGTGTCAAGTTTTATGTTTATTCGTGTGTTCTCCCGAACACGTTCCGTAAGCTCTGAATTATCGGATTTTTTGTTGTTCTTTAGGTTAAATGCTAAAGTAAACAGTCCGAAAAAGACGGAAAAAGCAACTGATACGATGCTTATAATTACTGCTGTTGGCATTGATATACCGCCTTTCGTATAATTTTGGCACACCGCCCACCACCCTTAATGTGTGCCGCCTGCTAACATATTGCCGACATCAGCAAAATGCTAACGCACAATCTTCTATAACACTTTAGCAAATGGAAATACCCCAACAAATAAGCTATCTCTGTCTCTCCAAGTTCTGTTTACGCCATTCTCATTGTAACTTGACATAAATGCTTCGCCTGCCTGTGAATGGTCATAGACCGCAAGATTAACGATAACACTTTCAAATTTCTTCAAATCATCGGTTATCATTTCATCTGTGTAGCTGTCAGGGTAGTTTCTTCTTGCCCTTACATCTTCTGTAGCTTGCTTAATAAGCTGTTCAATTATCGGATTATCTTCTTTGCTATCGAACACTACCACATCAGATGTAGTTTCATCATCATTTGTGACTGTATCAATATGAAATTGTTTAAGTCTGATTTTGACCTGTTCTAATGTGGTGTATAGCATACATAAGCCCTCCTACAATCCGAACTTCTCAATTAACAGCTTTTTAAGCTCCGCACCACTTAACAGCTCAGCACCGCCGATACCCTGTGCCTTGGCAAGTGCCTGTAAGTCTGCCGTAGACATGCGGTTAATATCTGTCTTGGTATAATTAACAGAAGAGGAAACAGTCTGTTCTGCCTCCTCTATCTTGTCGCCGGCTTTATACCATCTGCCGTTATATTTAACCGTATTCTGTGCTATCATAAGCACACCTCCTAGTCAACCTTGATAACAACAACGCTATCCATTCCCTCAAATGTAGGAAGTCCAATCATGGATACTATACAGTGAGTGTTGATTGGGTGGTTGGTTGCGTATGTATATACGGCAATACCAGTCTCAACGATAGACAAGTTACCATCTGTAAGACTTCCGCTTCTCTCCTCAGGTGTCTTACCGAATACATAATCGCCAAGATATACCCCTGCCGACTGCGCTGATACAATACCTGTTGGAATGAAGTACTTCGTTTTTCCGTCTGCCGGGTCAATGTAAATCTTGTCATAAACTTCAATCTCAATGCCGTAGCCTCTAAGGTATTCAACAACCTGTGACTGCTGTAAGCGAATACCACCGTTGTAAGCAGTGATTCCAAGCACCTGCTTCTTTGTATCTTCTGCTTCAAGAACCATTTCCCATGTTTCACCATTCATTGAGTAACGTACAATGGAATATCCACTCTTTTTGGCAAAATCGCGCTTTATCTTAATAAGGTCATCAAGTGGTGTTGCCGTTGCCTTTGCGGACCACTTATCAGTAGTAGCAGCTCCACCATTCGTCACGTCAACAAAATGGTCTTTCTTGTGTGCCACTCCATTGTCAGACGTATACTCAACGGTATACTTGTCTTTGCCAATGTGTACCTCAATCTTAGGAACACCGTCTTCAGGTGCAAGTAAGCTCCATATCTGTCTCTCAGGAACAACCCTTGCTCCTTCGATAAGGTTCATAGGCTTCTTGCTGATTTCTCTAAGTACCTGATTAGCGAGGTTAGAGTTCTCAGCACTTCTGTAATTGTCGTACTCCTGCTCCTCTTTCTCTGTGACCATGTATGATTCACGATAAAAAGGCATTTCGTTCTGAATGTCGGAAAATCCGCCAACATCTCTTAACTCTGCCTGTGCATCAAAGTTAGACGCCTTTAACGATACAGGAAGTCCGCTCTTACCCTTGATAAATCTAAGATCTAAGCTGTCCTGCTTTCTTGTACCGAACTTCTGCCTGCCAAGATAAGGGGCAGAACCTAATGTCTTCTGATAATTGTTCCACATTACACCAAGACTTCTTGCGGTGAATGCTTCTGCTAATGGTAATGCTGCCATAATGTCTTATACCTCCATTCTTAGTCAAAAAAAGTAACCCTTGGTGTAGCTGCCTTAGCGGTAGCTTCAACGGTTACTCCATTTGCTGTAAGTTTGCTGTTGTCAATAGAACCCTGATATACATAAGTTCCCGGTGCATCGCCCATAGTTACGTCAACATCTTCAAGAAGATAACCAAGGCACTGTGCATCATTGCTTGGGAACGGTGTCCCTGCCTTAACAATCTTCTGTCCATTAGCATCTGCACTTGATACCATTGACTGAGGAACAACGCAAGCTGCTCCTTCATACGGAAAATACTTTAAGATGCCTTTGCTCTGTGTAAAATCTCTTTCAATAGGCTTACCCATAATTTTTCTTCCTTTCTATAATTTGTAATAGTCTCTTGCCTCGACGCTCGGTGCGTTCTGCCCGAAAACAATAGTCTCCGCATTTGCCACGTCTGCCGGCTTGTCTTTATTTGAGCCGCCTGCATTACCGCCATTTGGCACGTCCGCATTTTTAGCGATTTCTTGTACCTTAGCCTGTACTGCCGCTGTCTCTCTTGCGGTGATAATCTCCGACATAGAATCAATAGCAGACTTGGCAAGGTCAAGGTTGTCCTGAAATCCTGCCAATACCTTAGTCGCCTGTTCACCTGTCAAGCCTTTTTCTGCTGCATAAGCTCTAATATCCTTCTGGATGTTCTCGCGCTGTAAGTTGGCAATCTGCTCTCTTAACTGCGTAAGTTCCTCTGAATTGTCCGGCTTAGTTTCCTGTGCGGCTGTCTGCTGACTGCTAGACTGTGATGGGGTCTGTGGCTGCTGTGGTGCGTTATTGTGAAATTGATTAAGATAATTGGTTATCTGCGCCTCTGTCGGCTCCTCAATCCCTAACGCAATCAAATTCTGCTTTGCTTCTTCTCTTTTCATACGATTACCTCCATAATCTACATTTGTTGTCGCGGTTCTCTCCGCTTGGATTGTTCCTATTTGTCGCATAGGTGCAAAATGTATAAAATAAAGGCAGCTACCTATGTGGTAACTGCCTTATTTTGCTGATTATTTAATTGTGCAAGTATTTCTTGTGCCTTAGCCTCTTGTTCTGCAACATTTTCAATAGTCTTATATAGGTTATCAAGATACCCCTTAGACATTAAGAAGGTCTTTTCGGCATCCGCCCATAAACCGACTGTCTTAATTGCAACAAGCGGATGTATGCCACCTTGCAAAAGTAAAAGTAATGTCTGTGCCTTGGTGTACATATTGTCTTGTGGGCTATGATTGATTTGAACATCAAAATCTCTTGTTGACAACTTCAAGTCGTTTCCGCTGTCTCTAAGAATATTAAGAACTACTTTCGCAAGTCTCTTTTCTGCGGACTTAACAAGTGGGTCTTTAAGCTTTGCTCTTGACTTAGAGAAGTCCCACCCATTTCTCAGCTCAACGGCACCTTGACTATCTCCGCCAGTGTTATTGTTGTTCTTATTCGGAATAGCAAGAATTGACTGCACATTATCCCATAAGTCTTCCTTAGCCACTTGGCACTGTGTCTGATTAAGCTCTTGCGTCATAATTTCGACATCAGATTTATTGTCTTTATTGATAGACTTAACAGTAAGTGCATGGCTTTCTTTCATCTTCTTAAAGGTTTCTTCGTCAATCTCGCAATTAACAAACTTAACCCAGTACTCAACGAACTGCTGTATGCTATCCATTCTGTTAGACTGCATATTATTGATAGCATCAAGCATACCGATAACAAGCTCAATATCCGATAATCTTTCGTGATTGTTTGGAAATTCGACAATCGGTATTTCTTCGTATGTGTGAAGCTTTGCTGATTTAACGGTACTGTCAACAATGGTAAATGACATTGTGTCGCTAAATGCCAGCTTATACCAGTTTCCATCCTCGTCTTTAAGTTCCTGCACCGCAAGCAAAGGTTCCTCGGTACTGCGGTTGTAAATAACAAACGTATTCATCGGTGTAGGTGCGACAATTCTAAGCGGTACATCTCCCTTTTTAGGCTGTGCCGCCTTGAATGACGTTCCTGTTGCCGACTGCCATTCACCGCCCTTAATGTCTTTTTCGTGCTTGTTGGCATCTGCCATATAATCATTAAGCTTATCAACCGCCGCATTGATGGTTTCATCTTTGGAACGGCTTACATATTGTATAGGTTCACCATAGGTTTGCCCTGTCTTAAACTGCACAATCTCGTAAGCATGGTTCTCACAAACGTAATTGGTTATATCTTGATTAGCTGTCTTTCGGCGGTATAATACCGGTTGGTCACCCTTGTAATAGTCCCACAGATACTTAATAATCGGTTTATTCCAGTAAAACACACCGATGCAGTCTCCAATAACCTTGACAACATTGTTGACTGTTATGGTTTCAACATCTGTATATGCAATTTTTCTACCATAGCAACCTCTAACAAGGTCTTGAAGGGTTCTGTTGTTCATTGATTATCTGCTCCTTAAAGATATGTCATGCCGCTTGCTGTTCGCCTTGGTTCCCACGGCTTAATATCCGTAACACCTGTATCTGTATGGTATACAATCTTCTTGTGGCACTTGCGGCATCCGACAATTACATTGCTTGAATACTTTCTGTCCCACTCCGCAACTCTGCGGTGACATTGCGGACAGTATATCGTGTATTTATTTGATTTTGTCTTTTTCCTCATAAAAACCTCATTTCGCACAAAAAGCACCATTGCAAAATGCAACAGTGCTTCTTCCAAGGAGATATTAAGCTATTGAAAAACCTTGTCAGTTCTTTCGGTTATAATAATAACATTAAAAAAGCGGACATATCGGACAACTTTTATTTTTCAACATATCTCTTGTAAGCTTTTCTTACACTGTCTTCCGTATTGCCGCCACCAATACGGTCTGCAACTAGGTTCCAAGACAGACCTTCAAGAAATCTAAAGTTAATTATTCTTCTTACGCGGCTATCTGGAACACTCGCAATAAAGTTTTCGACTTCATTCGTCCGTTCGAGCAAATCTTCTTTCAACAGTTCGAGAGTGGCTTTGCGTGAATAAAGAAGTGTTCTCTTGTGGCGATATTCAGGAAGCGGTATACCTTCAATCTTGAAGTGCTGTTTGCCACCATTGCCACCTGTGACACTATCGACAACGCATTCACCATCTTCAATCCTCAGGATATCGCTTTCAAGCTTTTCGATTTTGCTTTCGATTTCTTTAATTTCCTTTTTTAAATCTAGGTATTGAGTTAAATCCTTGTCTGTCATAGCATCACCTCCTGAATGGATTGGCTGTTGCCTCGACTTTTGCTACTAAATTACCTCTTGTCACAAAAAGGCAAAAGTTAGCAAGTCCGTCAGGAACATCGTCGTGTTCATTTTTTCCTACAACCGAATAGGTCAAAAGCCATGTCATCATTATTCCGTAATCTTCTTTTGGTTTATAATTTTCTACCGACTTAAATAAGACATGTTTCTTGACCCAATCAGCATTAACAATAATTCTTGTCTCCTTATTGGTTTCCGTTGGCTTGTCCGTAATATTACACCGTCCGCCCATCTTTTCGACCCTTTGAGCCACTTCGTAAGATACTCTGTCTCCACCTGAATTGCTTTCAAACTCGCACTGTTGCATTTTATGGTCAACAATGATATTAGACAATCTGCCATACTGAATACCATAGTCCGTATTGTCATCACACACACAGTCCACCAAGTAGAAGTCATCGTCAAACTGATACATACAAGGTAAAAACATAAAGTCAGTTCCTTTGTTCTTAACATCGCAAATACCAAGAATTGCATCAGGCTCTCTAAGTGGCATCGTCATAAATCTTCTAATATCGTCATCGTGGTAAAGAAGTCCTTCACGTTCAATAGGCTCATTTTTGTACAAGCAACGATATGAAATATCGTCCATTGTGAGTTCTTGGTCATGGAAAAACTCAACCGACATTCCATTATACTTATAGTCAAAATTGCTTTTTCCAGTGTCAGGGTCAATATCAGGTATCGCAATAAAACGTACTCTATTGCTTTTTGAGTATGTTCTTTGTAACCTGCCTATAACATCATGTACACTCCAACGTGTAGCAATATGGATTTCCTTGACTTGCTGATTAAGCTTTCTCTGTCTTGCGTCAGTGCCGTAAATGCGCCATAACTTATCAAGTGCTTTCTTGTTTAGCGCTTCCTCAATACCGCTTACAAGGTCATCGCAATATAAATACCTGTTGCATCGAACCTTACCAGCATTTTTACTGCCGACAGATGTACATTGAATATTTGAAAAGGCTTTCGGCTTATCAAAGTTGATACGCTGTCTTTTTGCGTCTGTATTTTGGAGTTTTACATCAGGGAAAATTTCACTCCATGTGTACTCTTCACTGTTGGTGGTAATATCAAGAACTCCGTCATAAAACATTCTTGTAATATCGTCAGAATGGGAAAAGAACAAACTATAATCTTTTGGGTGCCTGCCGATAATCCATGAACAAAAGAACTTCTCTAATGTTGTTTTCTGTGTTCCGGGTGGCATTGATATAGACAGAAGGTCAAGTTTATCATCTTCAAGGTCTTGCATAGCTTGAATCAGACCATGCTTGTTTAACTGCTTCATCTTGGGCGAGTAAAATCTCTCTTCCTCTTGCCTGTTTTTTTCAAGATATAACAAATAACTGTGAAAAAGATAAGGAGCTTCTAATTTAAGCAAATCATAATATTTATCAAGAATTTGATAGGTTTTTTTGCTATGATTAGACAGTGAATCCAAGTCCCATATAGTCATCTTTGCCAAATTAAGCACATAATGCTCTATAAGCTCCTTAGCACGTTTTGAAAGCACCAAGCCATACTCTATATCCTTTTCGTTTAAATAGGCTGTTCTTGACGCTTCTATGTATGCTTCAATGACTGTATCATCAATTCCACTTTGCGTTATGTAGTTTTCATATCCTTGGATTGTTTTTTTAAGATAATCAGATGCCAAAAGAAAAGCACCTCGCTTTCACAGCAAAGGTGCTTATAGACCTCTGCCTATAACTGTTTTAGGGTAGCGACTACAATCAATCTGTAGCCGGTAATATTTTTATTAAAATGTTGGCATTGCGTCATTACAAGTCGGATGCAATGCCGTTCAAAAGTGCATTATAGCCTTCAATTACATACCTTGCCGGAATCATATATGCTTTAATGCCATATTTTTCTGCTGCTTCTCTTTCAATGCAACAGCCGTTCCAATCGTAGCTCTCACATATTCCAATGAATACATCGGCCTGTGCCAGCTTCTTAAGGCTTTCACCTAAGTACCATACAGCTTCTTTACTGTCTTTAGGTGGGTTATCCTCAATGTAGCTGTCGATAAGCTCTAATTCCTCACCCTCGTATATTTCAGCAATCTTTTTCATCTTCTGAATACTTGCTTTGATTTCTTCCTCTGTTCTGCCTTTCATCGGCACACTTACAAATAGCTTCTTCATGTTCTCTGTCTCCTTTTATTATTTTCATTCCTCATAAACTTCTCGAAATCTTCCATGCATTTATAGCACAAGTCGTATGTGACATTTAAAATACCATTCTTTGTAATCGAATTTCCGCACAATATTCCTTTTTTAATTTCCGCACCACACCTGTCGCAAGTATGCCATTCTTCTTGATGTTTCATTCTTCCACCGCCTTAATATCCGCCGTCGAATTCCGAAAGCCATTCTTTTAACCCTACATGTGCCTTAGCAAAGCAGAGTTCCATGTCACAATCACTTTCATCAACAATTATTACATCTTCGCCGTCATGTCTAGCTTTAGGGTAATCTTCAGCACAGCCTTTTTTGTAAATCAAAATATTCCAATCACATATTTTGCTATAAGTAATTTTAAGATGCATTGGAAAGTCTTTTGCTTTATTATCAAAAAATTTTAAAAAATCGTTCATTTTTCCGCCAACTTTCTACATTTCTGATATGTCCTTTATTTCTCCATCTGGAAGTTTTACATTAACTTTTTCTGCTAGTAATGTTATTTGAATTTCTTTTGCTGTGCTTTTTCGATAAATATTGGATATACCGTCAATACTTATTACTCCTTTTAAAAATTCACCATCAAGAAATAATCTAACAATTCCGCTTGAATGGTCAAGCAACACCTCTTTAGCCATCATTCCACCAACTTTCTAAGCACCATTCATAAAGATATTTCCAAAACGGAAATCATTTAGTGCTTTTTCTAATTCGTCTTTGTACCTAAATGGACTTAAAGGGCTTTTTATTTCTTCCCTCAAAACCGGCATTGCCGCATCTGTCAAAATTCCTTGTGTAGCACTTGAAAGATTTTGTGGTGGCAAATCTGCTAAAGCGCATAACTCCATTCTTTTATGGTCACATTTTTCAGATTTAGGGCAACTTTTACATTTTTCTGCTAATTTACTTAAAGGTTCCGCCATTACTACACCAACTTTCTACCGCAGATAGGGCAATAATTGATATTTAATGCTCCTACTCCGTATTCATCTGCACTGTTAGTAAAAACAAGTGCGTTATTATCTGTTATTTTTCGTATTTCTATTTTAATTCCACTAGGAACTATGTCAAAATCTTCTTCTGGTAAGAAATTCCAATCCGGAAGTCCTATTCCTATGTTTTCGCAAAATTTACACATACTTAGTCCTCTCTCAGTTTTTCGCCACACATAGGACAGTAATTAATCTTTATTGCCTTAGCCATGCCTAAAGGCTTTGTATGTTCGCTGTCAAGGCAAGCAAATATATTTAGTGTGCTGTCCTCAATGTTAACAAGTGCCTGTATTCCGGTATAGTAGCCCTTGTTGTATTTGCTTGCTTTTCTTTCAGACAGTTCTTTTACCTCAAACGCTAAATCATGTTCATTAAATTTCTGTTCACAAAATTCACACATATATCTTAAATCCTCGTAAATATCTCTAAATCATAGTTATCCCTGATATGGTCAACAACTTCCTGTAATTTACTCTTTACAAATTCATCTTGTGTAATATAAGGGTGTGCGTAAAACATGCAACTATCTTTCTTCCCCTCAGCCTTATACTTTGGATAATTGAATGTCATCGTAAACAATGGTATTCTTTTTAAATTTTTAGTCTTGTATCGAATGTACAGATTTGCTAATCTTCTCAAACTCATTCACCTCGTTCGCTATCAATGCCCGGATAAAACCACAGTTATCATATTTTTTTCCAAGTTTACTACTTTCTGCGACTATTTCAGCCCACATTTTATCATCGGCAAACTTTATCTTGTCGATGTACTTCTTGTGAAATGTCCATATATCTCTATACATGCTAAAATAATCCATTGCAGTCCTCCGTAATTCAGTGTCAATACTGAAATATTGATGCGGTGTGGATTTGCACCACACATGATTGATTTCTGAAAGCTGTTTGTTGCTAATTACGGACAATCCCCGCTTATTACTCGGCAAACATGCTATCAATCAGCTCCTTTGCTTGCGTTTACCTATTCCGCTACACACCAACAGACAATTTATGTCTAAATGACGCATGAGAGAATCGAACTCACGTCTCCGCCGTGAAGGGGTGGTGTCTTAACCACTTGACTAATGCGCCATGTCCGCTCTTTGTTTTACTTGCCGAGCGGTAGCAAGGCTACACGAAAATTGGATCAAAGGGGTATTGTTTTGCGCCTCATTCGAGGCAGTCGGAATAGCAGGATTTGAACCTACGGCCTCTCCGTCCCAAGTGGAGCGTTCTGCCAAACTGAACTATATTCCGTAAGTACAGACAAGGGAATGGCAAATCTCACAGCAAGCCTTGGCACTTGCGTGTTGATATATGTCTGTACTGTTGCTATTCTTTTAGTGTGTCATAGAGCACTGGGGAACTAAAGCAACAAAACCCATAAACCTATCGAGCCTTGTGGCGGCTCTTAACAGCATTCCGCTAATAGGTATCATAAAGGAGGTTTTACGCCACATGACAATGTGAGTAAAACAGTGGTCATAGATGACCAAACTGGGCTAGTGGGATTCGAACCCACGAATACAGCAGTCAAAGTGCTGTGCCTTACCGCTTGGCGATAGCCCAAAATTACATGTCTTTGAACATCTGTATAAGTACTCTTATGGCTATGGCAAAAATCATTACGAGCACCATTATTATGCCAATTATAAATATACCTAGAGCTGTCAGACTAAGAAATCTAATTATCCCCATTACTTTTATCATGCCTTTCCTTGTGCTCAAATTGGCATTTAACCATATCTGCCACATGCTCACGCTCTGTGCCTATGCCGTGACCTTTAAGGAATAGCACACACTCAAATATGTTGCCGCAACGTGAGCACTCATCATTTATCTCTCTGCCTTGATATTTCATTTAGTGACCTCTTTATTGCCTCATCTAAGGCTTTTTCTGACTGCCTAGCACCTAAGTTCATACCGAAGCTGATTACCCTGATTAAAACCGATATACCGATTGCCACGAAGCACCATGCAGGAGCTTCAAGCATACATAAAATCCCGAATACTACCAAATCCGTTATCATATATCGTCCTCCGTCCTATTGTTAGCTCTGAATGCGTCAAAGCCCTTAGGGTAACGTGCCTTGAGCTTGTCAATGTTTTTCTGCATGACATCATCAAGTGTAAATCCGCAAGCGTCACATATCATCGCCAAGTACCATGCGCAATCACCTAGCTCCTTTTTGAGGTGTTTAAGGTCTATACCTTTTTCGTGAAATATGCCTTTCTTGATAAGGTCTGAGACTTCTCCGGCTTCACCAGTAAGCCCTAATGCTCCATTAAGCAACTGTGATACCAATATGTCGCCCTGATTTGCTATTGCGTCCTCTAAACGCAGCCTATTAAGTCCATCGTTGGTTCTCATTGCCAACTGCTGATATTCATTGCCTGTCACTTTGTTACTCCTCCGATTAAAAGCTTTTCAGTCATTTTTTTGCTGTGAATCAAAAACACTTTCTTTATCTATTAGTCCGTGTTGTATCCATTTATCAACAAAATACCCTTTAAGTGCATTCAGTTCTTTTTCCATGCGAGTTTCTAATGCTTCTTTATAGCTATCAACTAAAAACCTCGCCGAAAAAAGGATTTCGTCAGTTAATTTATTTGACTCTTTTAACATTTTATTGTATTTTTCATCAAAAGTATTTTCGCTTTTCTGCTCAAAATCGCCCCGCATGATAGCTTTTCCAAATTCAACAACTGCATCGCTACCTCTTTGTATATTCTTCAAAATCTCTTCAGAATTATCTTCAAACTTGATGCCATCATTTTGTATAAATTCAGTAACTTCTTGGATATCACATGAAAACAATTCAGTATTCGGTATACGACAACTTGAAAAATTTTCATGTAATAGTTTTTCGTTTTGCTTGTAATTTGTGTGCCAGCTGCTTATAGCTATCTTGTCAACTGACATCTGCATATAGTCAGAAATATAATGACGTAAAGCCAATGTTCTATCTGCCGGCAACGAAGACATACCAATTTTGCAAAAACTGTTGTTATATCCTATCACATATATAATCCCTACAACCGAGTTTGGCTTTTCTTTTTGAAAATCCTTTATCTTACAAAAATCCTTTTTCCCAAAAATCTTCAACTCATTCATCGCTTATACCTGCCTTTCTGATATTTGCCTTATTGTGAATGGCATAGAAGCTATTAAGGCTTATAGCTTGTTGGGAGCTACCCTATCTATGCCATGGCTTTTTATTTTTGTCGGAGTTTTTGGCACTTAGAGGGGGCGTATCTAGCAACCATATAACCCCCACCCGGTCTGGTCCCGTGCCATCAGTCCATTTACACACAATTCCCAAACAATTCACACAATAAGCTTTCAAACCGTACCCGCATCATATAACTTTTCGCTAAACAACAGTTTAACGAATAGTTGACAATGTTAGAATAGTTCGCAAACTCCCTATTTATGGGATTTCTTGAATTGTGTCTATTGTGTGACAATTCAAAAGCTATCAAACATCAATTATCACTGTCTATCACTGAGCTATTATCTGACAGCTCAAGCGGTCTTGGCTGCTGCCCAAGCTGTATCAGGGCATCCGCTCCGAGTGCTTCGGCTGGCTTCTCAGTCTTAACACCTGGCATGTTCCAGTGATGGACCTTGTTCAGCTTCGGCAGTATCTTCATCGGATTGTAACGCCGGTCTTTCATCAAGTTAAATAGACTTTCTTCGTTATCCTGCATGATTTTTTCGTGTAAATCCGAACGCTGTGAGCTTAGCGCCCCGCTCTCCCAGTCGTACAATGTCTGTTTACCTATACCGACCATATCAGTAAAACCTTTTATAGTCACTTCTTGACAATGACTATTACATAATCGTTTATATATATTATTATAAACATATTCTACTTTATCTATGTCATACTCATTATGAATACCGTCTATTTTTTTAAGTACTTTATTACATGGAGCGAATAAGACTATATTAAGCTCTGTTATAATGTCAGCCCATATAGACGGATAAATATCATTCTCGTCAATACCATGTCTATTACAGTAATCAGCGACTATATCGTTAGCTACAATCCTCATGTCGTCAACAGTTCTTATGGTCTGAATGTCATAACTATTATTATCATTACTCATAATATAATCACCTCCAACTGTTATAATCTCCGGGTTATCTCTCACACTGATATTATCATAGCACTTGATATAGCTTCTGCCTATATCGAAAATCTATATAAAATATAACTTTGGGGTATTTGAGCATAGTACTTTGGTACTAATCACATATACAGTATATAATTATATACGTTTTTTAAAAAACTGATTATTTATTTACGCATTCTCATTAATCTCATCTTATCTGATCTTATCTAATCTTCTCTAGGCTACACTTTGTTGACAGTTTGTATACAGATTTTATCACGTTAATGCATTGATGTGGGAACTGTAGGCTTCCGGCAGCTCTGAAAGTTATAATATAATATACATTTGCAAATCGCCTTTGGGGAATTAAATAAGATACATTGTCAAGATATTAACAGAACGACAAAAAGACCACATAACGGATTGTTATTGGTCTAAAATTATAGATGTGTGAGATTATTTAATTATTATTATAATAACATTAAGTTATTTTTTTGTCAATGCTTAAAATACATCAATATAAAATATGATACGTTGACAATCAGCCGTAAATCATGTATGCTGTGAGAGCTGGAAGTGCCGACCGTTAATCGCTTGGTACGTTTTTAATCGGTCGTGACTTGGCAGGAGCCATTATTATTTAATTTAATAGGCGCTTTACAGCATGAAAATAGCCCCGGAATGATTAACCTCGCCGGGGCTATTACGTTAAATAATGCCGTTGTATTTTGCAACAGAAATCAACTTGCCAGTCGGTCGTCCTTGAGCGTCGCCAACCTTGTACTTATTCACGAGAACCAGTGTCTCATTTTCTCGGCAATCTGTAATCAGATTACACTGCTCGTAGACCTCGCCACTGTCCAGTTTGAGCATTAACGAGCCTAAGTTGCTTTCAAATATGCTACACCTTATTAACTCTATCTCGATTGCTTCAGGAGCGCAACCGCCCCTTCCTGTAAATCCCTCTAAAAAAATCCTGTTGCTACCATCATCGCAGTAGCAGATATAAGCTTTAACAGTCATATTTTTAAACCATCCTTTCATTGTGCGCCCTGTCTCGTCAGTGCAGGTGGGGCAGTTCCTGCAGACCGCCGGGCGGCGGTTTCGACTAATCGCCATATCCTGCCAGCCACTCACTCACCGAGGCATGAGCTTCTTCTACGGCTCGGTGGTCTTCTTCAAGCTCTTCACGCGACAGGCATATACTGTCCAGCCCTGCCACATGTCTCAGGTCAGCAATTATCAGTTGATACTGCTGATTTACCTTATCTGACATTGTGAGAAGTTCCTGCTCGTCTCTCGTCAATCCGACTGTTAACTTCTTGTGCATCAAGTCCCCTACTCGCTGTTTAAGTGGAGCCTGCTCTTTCTCCAGCACCTCCACTGTAATAATGTACTTCGCTAACTCTGTCATGGTCATAATTTAATACCTCCTAAATTTTAATTTTTTCGTGCAACAAACACACGTTCGGAAATTCTTATCTTCTCCCTTCCGACATCATTATATTAGCACATGCCTGTTGATCTGTCAACACCTTTTTTGGTGTTTTTAAAAGAATTTAATTTTTTCTTCATCAGTCGGCTCTATTCTGATAATGTCCGACGGCTGGCATCGGAGAATACAGCATATCGTGTTTAATGCGTCGAGCCCGAACGGCTCACCTTGTCTCATTCTCTGCATCGTGCTTTCACCTATCAGTTTTTCACGCCTCAATCGCGCAGGGTTATAACCCTTTGCACTTAGCTCTTTTAATATGTCTATTTTATAAGTTATCATTGAATCACCTCCGCTCCTGTCACATTTATAATAAACATTTTTAAGTTAAAAGTCAACCGAAAAAATTTTTCAAAAACACCAAAAAAGGTGTTGACATACACCATTAAAGGTGTTATTATAATATCAACGAAAGGGAAATAGAGCAGATACAGAACATGTGTTTGCTATACCCAAAAACAGGGAGGTAGGCAAATGACAGATTTACAGCTTGCAGATGTTAAAAAGACGGTAAGAGCAGCCTTCGAAAATCAGTTCGGGTTTGCTCCGTCGACAAACTTAATCGCAGTACTCGAGGGTAGCTACGACCATGAACACGAGGACAGATGTACATGGTTCGAGCTGACGTTCAGTGTAGGTGGTAAGAGCTGGTATCACAGCACTAGAACCGGTGAATTAAAACGCACTGAATGGGTAGATTAGCCGAAACGCTCCGCTTCGGAGCGTCCACCGGGGACGGTCTCCCGGTGCTGATGATGGCAGACCGATTTTAAAATAGGAGGGTAAAAAAATGAATAATGTAGGCTTAAAAGAATACTTAATTAAGAAGCATGCGCTGGACGTATCAGTGCATACGATTAAAGGTCTGATTATGATAATGGACACAACCAATGTTGATTGTGTCCATGAAGCGGTCACAATAGAGCGCCTTGATAGGGATACTTTTGAGATGAGGTTTTTAGACACAAACGAAAATCTCATTTTAAAAAGGGAAAGCGCAGACAGTAACTACTTTGCTGCTGTCTTAGATTAGGCAACCGCCGAAGGCGGCGCACTGCCGGGGTCCGATTCCCCGGGTTGCTTTTACCCTCTTTTATAGGGGGGGGGTATCAAAAAAATTACATTATATTTTTAAAGGAGGATTTTCAAATGGAATTTGAGAAATTAACGGTTATCAATTTAAACTCAAAATTGGTGTGCGATGAAATGATTGATGAACTTTATCATGAAATCGCGCGCATTTTAAACAGAAACGGAGAAATTCTTATCAATAAAGTGCCTGCTAATCAAGTTCAGACACTAGCTCGTGCTGTTTTAAGCTACGCGCCATTCGGCTACGGAGATAGACAGCAAGAGATTGAGATTGAAACAGGCAGCGACTGGATGCACATTCACGGAATTAAAAACCGCTCACATATCAGCGGTGGACAAGATGAATATCACAGTCGAGCCCTTCTGAGAATGTTTGGATCTGATTTTTAAAACAGCCATCGCAGAGGCTGTCCCGGTTCATTACCGGGCGGCGGCATCGGCTCCACTTTGGAGCTTGAAATTTTAAAAGAGAGTTTTTGAAAACTCTCTTTTTGTCGTTCCTTGACAAATTGAAATTGAAGTGCTATTTTATCATCAAGCGGACAACTGCGCCCTTAATAGGCGGCGACTTGTAACTTAATGCTGTTTGGTGGTCTGTTTGTTGTGCCTAACTTTATTGTCATAGGCAGAGCCGGGCGACTTTGGGTGCGCTGTTGTACTGGTCCCACCACCATGCAGAGCCATTTTAGGCTCAAAAACAACATCAAATCAGAACCAAATTTTGACAAAATCGTAAATCGGATTTTTAAATTTTGCATCGGTACCCACGGGGGTACAAAATAATTTACATTATATAATTGAGGTGACAAATATAAAACGGGATACCACAAAGGGTGATAATAGAATATGACTAAAAATGTAAAAAAGTGTATTGTTTGCGGAACAGAATTTTATTGTGCACCATCGCGAGACATTGTTACATGTTCAAAAGAATGTAGGTTGACGCATCTGAGCCAAACGCATAAGGGGTTAAAGCGTTCGGAAGATAGTAAACGCAAAATGTCGGAAGTGAGACGTAGAAATCCAAAAAATTTGGAAATGCAGAAAAAAGCCACAGAAAAAGCAAAGGAAAGTCCTAAGTCTGGAAGATTTGAAACAAATAGAGCAGCAATAGATTGGCATTTAGTAAGCCCTGATGGAGAGCATTTTTACATTCATTCATTGTCTTTTTGGCTTCGAGAAAATTGTCATAAATATTTTGGAGTAGAGGCAGATTCTCAACAATTTTATAATATTATTGCAGGATTAAGTCGTGTTAAAAGGTCAATGCTTGGAAAAATTACATACAAGCAACGTCCGGGGTACACTTACAAAGGGTGGCGAGTGATTCCAACTGAGTATGATATAAAACAATAGAAGAAATAAAAAGGCAGATTTTGAGCAAAAATAACTAAAAATCGAAGTCGGATTTTACGGAAATCTGATTTCGATTTTTTTATTTTGCTTTATACAGATAGGGGGATATGAAAAATTTCAAATTAATTTTTTACTTGATTTTGCGCCGTAAAAATCACAGCCTTAGCCACATATTCG